TCAGTCAGCATCCGCCAGCTCCTTTCTGATTTGTCGGTACAACGGCACGGGCCAAACGACGGTCAACACGACGAACATCACAGGAATCCCGAAGACGATGGCTACCATCGTCAGCGTCTCGCTTCGTACCGCGATACGGTCCAACCGATGAGCCATGTGTTGACACACGGGGTTTAGCAGAATACCCGAGAACGCAACGGACACGATGGCGTAGAAGACGATTGCGGTGGACAGTAGAAACGTCATTTCGATGCCTTCGACAGGTCGTGTTCCAATTCGTTGATCCGACCGTTCAGTTCATCAATCGTTTCTTCCAACCCCGCGATACGGATCTCTTGTTCGTCCCGCTGTTCGTCCAACCGATCGGCCTCGTCCAACGCCTCGTGGGTACGACGAACCAGATCCGGCAGAGCGCCGTGAATAGCGGTGATGAAGTCGACGTCGCGGTTGTTCAGAATGTCTGCCACCACGTACGCGTTCTCTTCGCCTTCTTCCCCAACGGATTTGATAAACCAGTAATCGGTGTCGCCCTCTCGACCATTGTTTACGGGCATCCAATACTGGTTCTCTGCCCCGGTGGTTTTGGCCCACAGTTGGTACAGCTCGTCTAGGAACTCACGGATGTCCATTCAGTCACCCGTCAGAGCGTGGTCAAGGTCATCAAACAAGTCTTGGGCTGTATCCAGTCGCACCAAGATCCGAAAGTGCCCCGCGCCGTTGGGATGCGGTAGTTCTTCCCCCTCGATGTCTAAAACGAACCCTCGATTTACTGCTGCGGTCATGTTTTCCTCCTGGTCGTATGTCAAGTTAGAAACGTCACTGTGACGCCTACTCATGTGAAGCCTCCATCCAGTTGGCCCCAGCCGGTCCGGCTGACACCGGGAACTCGACTCGTTGGCCTCCGACAGAAGGTTGGAACTCGGTTTCCATCAGGCGCACCAAGTAATCTCGGCACGCTTCCCAGTTCTCACGCGGAACCGAGAACAACACCGCGTCGTGGATCTGCGCCTTCACCCGACGCAGGACGTGCGGCGGCATACGCAACAGCGCATCGCACACGATCTCCCGAGTACCGTTCTGGCCCTTCAGGGCCGGGGCCTGTGTGAAGATCCGGTCCTGTTCAACCCACAGCTTCCGGCCCCACTCGTTCATCACGTACCCGCGTCGGGCTTCGTCACGAACCCGGTTCTGCCAGTCGACCAACGCGACGAACGTCGCGTCCATCCCGTCGCAGAACTTCTTAGCTGTCATGAACGGCAGACCGGTAACCCGAACCAACCCCCGAGCCTGACCACCGTAGGACCAACCGTGGCCCAACGGTTTTGCCATCTGCCGGTACTTCTTCGGGTCGGACTCCACGACCTCACGACCCCACGCAGCTATCGCGTTGATCATGTGGCCGTCTGCCCCAGGCTCAAACCGCTCCGCGTACTTTCGGTCTCCCGAGTAGGCAGCGACGATACGAGCGTCGGCGTTCGAGTAGTCCAGCTCAAGTAGGACTTCGTCGTCGTTGTCCGGTACGAAGTACGACTTCTCCACCGCACCTTCACCTCTGGACGTCCACACCGTCAACCCCGGCTCGGTGGTACTCCACCGCCCCGACCGTTGGAGCATCGTGATATCCGGGTGTACGAACCCGTCCGGGTGCGTCGAGTCCAACGCCAGCTGAGCCAACGACCGCTGGCCCTTCAGTTCAGCCAGCGCTTTTCCGAGATCTTCCGCAGACGTGCCTTTGGTCAGCTCGGTAAGAACCTCGCCACCCAACGACAGGTTTCCGGTAGATGTCTTCGTCCAGTCCTTCCGGGACTTCGGGGTGATCCCGTGATCGGCCAACGCCGCCATGATGGCTTCTTTACCGGCTGTCGTAGCCCACGGGCTCTTACCCTCGGTCGGCAGACCGTACTTGGTCTGGAGTTCGGACAAGATCGCCTCACGGCGGACCCGGAGTTCTTCGACGCGGGCTTTGGCTGCCTCCACGTCGACCCGTAAACCGTTGGAGGATATGACGGCAGCTCTTGCCGCTATCTCCTGCTCACGCAGCGCGTAGTCGTCCAGCTTGCCCTTCTTCAGCAGTTCTTGGGCTACCACTCGGGATGCTATGACGTCACCGATCAGGTACTCCCGATACCGTTCGTCGTCCACCGGGATAGAACCGAACCCGCCGAACTCTTTGGCCAACGCCTTCAGGTCGTGGGTCTTCCCCGGTACCCCGAGCTGGTGTGCCTGCTCGTCCAGGCTGAACCACCGCTTCATCTTGTCCGGGGAGTTGGCCAGCGCGTTCTTGCCGTGGCGGTTAGTGAACATATACGGAGCCGGGTTCACCAGTGCCGCATGGGTCCAGGTGTCGTACACCCGCCGCTGTTGGGCTAGTTCTAGCGGGATGTCGGACTTGATACCGAACACCGCACGGAGATCGAACGCGTGGATGTTGTGACCGATTATCCAGCGGGCCTTGAGAATCTGTTCTTTCAACTCCTCCAAGTCCGTAGTGAGTATGACAGGGCCGTCATCCCAGGAGTACCCACACAAACGTACGAATTTCTCGGGCTCCATCGAATAGAGGAGTTCCGCAGAATGACTTTCCACATCGAACGTAAGCGCTCTAACCACGTATCACACCCACCCTATCCTTCTTAAGAAACAGTCCCCCTGCATGTACGACAGACGCGTGAACCGTTCGACGGGGCGGTATACAGGTTGTAACCCGACAACAAGTGACCACGCTTACAATGGGTCTTTCTTGTGTTGCGATGCGTGCCTTGGTCAACAGTGTCTTTAATGTTCCGGCTTTGGGTGTCGTAGCAGATGTTGGTCAATCGGTTGTCTTTGCCGTCCCCGTTGAGATGACACACGTTGAGCCCCTTTGGCCTAGGGCCTAGGAACGCCTCCGCAACAACGCTGTGAATCGTCCTGGTTCTACGGCTACCCGTCAGATGTAATACAACCGTGAGGTAAGGACGATTAGCTGTGCCCGGAGCCAGTATCCTGCCGGAAATTGTCTTTGAACCAGTTCTAGAATCCCGCACTGTCCTATCTAGCGACCGGATTCGTCCTTGGTCTGAAACCTGGTAGTACCCCTCGTAACCCGGCACATCCTTCCAAGTCTCGAACGTAAGTGTGCCCTCGGCCATTTCGCTCCTATTGGCGTGACTGATACCCGTTGATCATGTGGTAGATGACGCGTGCCGCAATGTGCGACTTCTCCTTGGAAAGACCCGAGCCATACAAGTAGGTCTGGAGAATGTGTTCCAGCGTTTCGTCCACTAGTCGTCCAATCCCGAATACTGTTCGACCATTCGAACAGCGGTGTTTTCGAGAGTCTGTACGAACATCTGGATCTCGTCCGTATACGCACCCATCTGTGCGTAGGCGTGCCGCGTAGCCTTCAGGGCTGCCAACACCACAATCGGAGACAGACTGTGCGCCAGTATGTCTTTGTAAATCTCTTTCTCGATGTCCATCAAATGCCTTTCCAATAAACGTGTTTGACGATCCGAGAGACCGTGGAATGGTTGACATCGAAGATGCCCGCCAATTCAGTCACCTTGTAGCCCTTGCGGTACATGTCCCGGATCTGCTTGGCTTCGCCTTTGGTCAGCTTCTTAGAGTTCGACGGTTGTTGTCGGATCTGGGATTTCAGCCGTTTGTTGGCTTCGGTCAACCGTTCGACCTCCGCTATCAACGCGTCGTAGTCCTCGGCGTCCAGGACGATGGTTAGGCCGCTCATTCGGTCACCGGCTCCCAGCCGTACGATGTCCAAGCAATCAGCCTCTTGCCGCTTCCGCCATTGGCATAGATCGGACCTAACCCACCCAACGCTTTATCCACCGCGACGGCAAGCTCTTTCACGTTTAGATGACCGTCGACTATTAGCAGGCCTGCCGAGTCACACGTCCACGTCTGGTCCTTGATGGCCGCGACTAGCGTTTGCTCTATGAGCCTCTGTGCGTCAGACGTCACTACAACTCCCTCTGTGCACTTATGTGTTTGCAATCCCTGGGCACCCCCGTACGCCAATCCCTATGGCACTTGGCTACGCAAACGCATCTCAGGTATTCGGCTTCTTGCAAAGCGTTGTGGAGACGGACTATCCGAGCGTTGTCTTGTATTTCGTCGGTGCTTGGAACCCTCATCGCACCGCCTTGCCCGTGTAGTACTCAACCAACTCCCACCGGAACGACGTGAAATTACCTGTGTCGCCGGTTAGTACAAGTTCTTCTCCGTCAAACGTCACTCGGCTCTTGGGTACTAGAACCGGATCGTCTTCGCTGATTAGGTGGACCTCGAAGTCGAACACCTCCGGGGGAGGCGGGGGATCAAACCCCGCCCCCTCCATCAGATCTTCAAATGCCGCCACGGGCTATCAGATCCACTCAGGCTTGCATTGGTCGGTAGTCCCCTTGGGGGTTGGGCACATAAATGCCTTCCACGCCTTGCCGTTACTCGACCCGGTCTTGTAAACCCTGTCACCGTGCTTACACTGACGGGTCTCCCCTCCTGGTGCCGACTGTGCCGCTGCCGGTGCGTTCGACCGAGCCTGTGCGGAAGGGGCGACAGCGGGGTCCGAGCCCCCACCCAGTTTCACAAAGTGCTTGCCCGCGTTCTGCACTCGCTCCATAAGAGCGGCCAGCCGAGGCGCGTTCTCCTTAGAGAAGAACTCCTCCGTCTCCTCCAGAGATTCCGCGTGAAGAACGATCCACGGGTCGGTAAACGAGCCACCGCCCTTCAGAGTGGTTACCAACTTGCCTTCACCAGAACCCACAGCGGGTGCCTTCACAACCGCAGGAGGGGCATCATCCAGGGTATCCGCACTAACAGGGTTGTCGGTCTTGGGTGCGAACGGGTCGTCATCAATATCAGTCATGTTTGCCTTTCGACTTCTTGAACAAAACACCGATCAGGTGGTACGGATCGGTTTGAGAAGGCAGCCAATTCAATAGGTGGGCTGCCGTTACTAGGACGAGCACGTGGACCAACACAGGGTGTTTTTCTAGGGCTCTGTCCACGACTTCCGACAACGTGTCGTTGTCTTCACACATTGCGTCGTGATAGACGACGCCTCCGATGATCGTGGCCCACATGGACCTACCCGAAAGTGAACGAGCCGTCATTAGGGGTAGCCCAGTACTTCGTTTTGACCAGCCCGACAGAACCGGGGTCAACGCACTGTCCCCGTACGCGGTGCTTCTCGAAATTACCTACGGTAGAGAATGTCTCGTGGCACGCACCGAAGTGTGAAGTGTTGTACCCACCCCAACGTGCAGGGCAGCGAGCACAACCGTTGATGCCTAACGTATCGGGCATGCTCCTCCGTTCGCGCACTCCTCGTCTACGCCATCGGACACCGCCTTGGCTTGTGACGACTCGTACTGTTCTTTGGTTATCCGCTCGTATGGGCTTTGTGGCATAGACGATTCCGGGAAGACGGTCGCACCTTTAATCAACCCCGCGAACCGGACCAACTGATCCGACACGTCTTTGGCCGTGTACTTGTCCGGGTTGACGTTGGCCGTGAACGACACCGCGTTGTCCGCCCAGCACGTCTGGTACATCGCCTGGAACGCCAGCAGCTCGTTCAACGACAACTCGTCGGCTGACTGCACCAACTCCTCTGCCCGTTCCGGGCCGTAGATTGCCTCTACAGCGGCCACTAGCGTGTCCTTGGTAGGAATGGTTACTACCAACGTGTCCGGGGCGTACAGGTCGTCCTCGACGTGGAATCCCTGCTCTCGCAGTTCGTCCACCTGTGCCAGATCGTCACCGCGTTTGTTGAACCGGATACGGCGGTTGAAGTACCGGGAGAAGATCGGGTGGATACCTTCTGATACTCCGGGCATCTTGGCGATGGTTCCTGTGGGTGCAACCGTCCGCTTCTTGACCGGCACCGGGATACGGAGCTGGTGGCAGAACTTCACGGCCTCGTCATCCACGGCAGCGGCCCAGGATCGCAGCTTCGCCTTGAACTCCGGGTCAGCCGGTGCGTCCGAGTACTTCCGACCGGTCATCGCCAGGTACGAGGCCACTCCCAGGTGGCCGACACCGATTCGGCGGTTGCGGTCCAGTACTTCTCGAGACTTCTCGTCGCCTACGGCGGCGAACGTCGCCCGGATCAGGAACCGTGTCATCAGCTGGTGGGCTTTGTATACCTCGAACAGCGACTCGTTTCCGTATTCGTCTACGAACGCTGCCAGGTTGACGTGACCCAGGTTGCACGGTTCCCAGGCCTCTAACGCTATCTCTGCGCAGGGATTACATGCGTTGACAGCGTTTGGCTCACCCCGGTTGTTAGCACTCCAGTCCCACATACCCGGCTCACCATTGCGTACAGCACCACTCGCCAGGGCTTTCAGAACACGCGACGCAGCGGCTCCGTACACCGACCATTTACTGTTGTCACACGGATTGTTTTCTACGGTCTCTGCGGATTGCCAGAAGTGCTCATCAACTTCGACGGAGATGTTCGTCGTCCAGTGAGACCCAGAGTCAGCCTTGCAGTTTATGAACTCATTGATCTGCTCATCAGCCCAATGCATCATCGCCATGCGGGCCGACCGGCGAACACCACCCGCCACAACACACTTGGCGATCTCGTGGTCCATCTCCATCGCCGACATACCGTCCAGCCGGTGACCGTGTTTGTCACTGAGGATCTTCGACACTTCGATCAGCATGTGGGCCAACGGGAGCGGACCCGATGCACGACCACCGAACGTCTTCAGACGAGCGCCCGCATGCCGTATCCGCGACACGTCGTAAACCCGGTTGAAGTGGACGGTGTCCTCCCGGTAGTGAGTGTCGATCAGGTCGACCAGCGCAGCCGCCCAACCCTCTCGGGAGTCCTCGATAGGGTAGGCACCCTCCCACTCGTAGTCGTACAGCGTAGACAACACGCCTTCAGCCTTGAGCGTTTCGTAATCGGGATGCTCTGGGTCGCAGACGATTTCAACCTGTAGGAAGTGTTGGATCAACGGGAAGTGCTGTAGGAACCTGTTGGAGTAGTTAGCCCCTACACCCCCGCCTTCCATCAGGCGCATGAACGTGAACTCGAAGTGATCCGAAGGTTTTTCGGTCCAACCCGATACCCAGCAGTTGAACAAGTGTTGTGCGTTCTTCACGCCCGACGCCCACAGATGACGACCAGCCGGGAGGATCTTGAAGTCCGTCATCAGACGGATTAGGTCTTCGCGTTCGTTCTCCAGCTCGTACCGCTTATCGACCAGTGCCAGATTCCCGTCGACTACTCGTTCCACTGTTTCCGGCCACTGCTCTTTTTCACCGTTGGGCTTTACCCTCGCGTAAGTCCGTTCATAGACCAGTTTTCCGGTCTCGTTCACCCACTTAAACTTATCCAAGCCAAGCCCCTGTCGATGTCGCAACTACAGTCCAACTCCCCGTGTCTGACGTAACATGGTCCCCGTTGTCGCAGTACCGCCAGTGCTCGGGAACGTATCTTGGTTCCGGGTCGAAGTGCATACGGCCTTCAAACCGCACAATGACACGTCCGGTTTGCGGTTCCCGTTTCATAAGGGGCCGTTCTTCGGAATACTCTGGGATGCCTGGGATTACGACTATCGACTCCTCGTCACCGACCTGTTGCAGGTACCAGGTGTCGTCCTTCGTCATACGTCCGCCTTGGTGTACTCGCCGCCGCAAAACATCTCGCGGTCCTGTTGACTCCAGTTCTCTATCCGCATCCGCTTCTCGTGCGGGAAGAGTTCGGGAAACACTTCCGCCCTGTACATCTCGGAATGTGGCATCCCGTTAAACTGGCCGTCGAATAAGTTCATCACCGTAGAACTCCCTTCTATATGTAGTTATCGCCGTTACCTCCCCGGTTCGGTCCACTACCGGGATGATGTTGTCCCCGTGATCGATCAACGCCATCGCCACGTCACCGGTTGGGTCTCCGTGCTGCCCCTTGCGCTTTCGCTGTTCGGGGAACATCACGTCTTTGCTTCCGATGCCTTTGACGTCGTCCGCGATATACATCGCGTTGACCTCTTCGGTCAGAGACTTGACAGCGCGAATGAGCACGTATTTTGCAGGGGAGTCCCTAGTGGGTACGACACCGTCGTCGTACCGAACTCGGATGGCCTCCGCGTGATCAGGCCACTTACGGCCCACGGACTCTATGGCTATCGGCAACGCACCCATCAGATACTTGTTCGTGGACTCACCCCGAAGCGCTTCCCGTACTGAGTCAGACGAGTACAACGACTTGTCCTCGAACAGGTTTAACTCGTAACGTTCCTCTGACAGCAGCTGTTCGGCAGCTTTGTTGGCCAGGTTCCGCACAAGCGGCGTTTGATCGTCTTCGATCAGTTGCGCGAACTGTGTTTGAACACTGGGGCGTTCGAGATACCAGACCCACATAGACTGAGCTAGATCGTCTAGATACTGGCTCTCATCCCAACCCCACTCCAACAACGCCTTCGCGGCGGCTCGTCGGAAGATCCCGTCTATTACTGTGTCAAGCTCAGCCAAAAGTCCGCCACAATCTCGTAGAACGTCAGATCGATTTGTGCCGATCCATCGGTACGGGCTAGGTCCGCTTTCAACCATGGACGGGTAGGGTGCAGAAGGTATTCATCTGTAGCCCTTTGGCTTCCAACCTTCAGGCGCACCCAACCATCTCCGACCAACCGATCCGTCGGGTCGTATGTCAAGTACGGCTCCTGTCAAAGGCAGGGGCCTCCAGCGCATGAACTCCGTTCATAGCGCCTATACCTCCCAAACTTCCCCGTCGACCGAGAACCGGCCCTTCTTGATCTCTACGATTTCCGGTTTCACGTGCTGCCCATCGACCGTTAGAAGACCAAAACCTTGCTGCCAATTAGCCGTCCCGCCCTTGAGGTAGTGCGCAAGTGTCATATCCATCAGGTTTCCTACTTCCATACCGGTCAGCTGCGACGTCACCTTGCCGCCGTAACCTCTTGTCTCGGAGATGATTCCGAGCCGATGGGTGTGACCCATAACGACCGACTTGTTGAACTTCCGGGCCGCACCCATCGCCGTATTACCGGCGATACGGTTCAGCGAGATACCGCCCAAGTGACCGTGGGTAGAGACCCAACCCGGAGCGATGTCGTAGAACGTCGGCAACAACGTGATGTCGAACTGCTCGAAGTCACAAAGCACTTCGATGTTGAACGCGTTGGTTCCCGCCAGCGCCGGGGAGTACTTCTCCAGATACGCGCGAGGACGCAGGTCGTGGTTGCCTTCGTGCATCCCGATAGGTCCGTCGTATCCGTCCCGAAGGACGGCCAACACCTTTTCCTGGAATCCTTTGACGTCGTTATAAATCGACCCTTCGAACTCCGAACGGGTGTCCTTGGACCACCGAGCCGGTTGCGGGAAATCTAGACAATCACCTATCAACACAACCTCTTCGGGTTGTGTGTCGTGGATGTACTGGATGACCGCTTTGACGGCCTTACGGTCGTGATAAGGCCATTGGATGTCCGAAATTATTGCCACACGTCTTGTCATGCGACATCCTTCCGCTGTTTGCTAGAGATTAGGTTGTGTACGTACGATTGAGTTGTTCTGAATACATGTGCTATCTCGCGTTGTGTAAATCCCATCTCGTACAGGCGCTTGATCTCAACTACATCGTCAGCGGATAGCCTGACCCCTAACCCCTTGTTGGTCATACGATCTCGCATATTGTCAGCGTGGGTGCCCCACTCTAGGTTGCTGACGTGATTGTGTTTCGGATTGTCGTCTTTGTGGAGAACGATCGCGCCTTCAAACTGTGATTCCGCTAGGAAGGCTTCTGCGACAAGTTGATAATCTTGTCCCACACCCTCGGTACCGTTTCGGCTTTGACGGTGTCGGCCAGCTTCTCCGTCAGTCCGGCGTACCCGGCGATGTCGACGTGATCGTCACGGTGATATTCGCCACGATCAACCGCCGCCTTGGACCGCGAAATCTTAAGTAGGACCATCATGTTGGCTACGTCAACCGGTGTTAAAGCCTCGGTGAACGGGTACAGGTACGATGTCCAGAACTCCGCGATACGCTCAAACATAACCTTTGGGTCACCGTACTGCTCGGCCCTGTCGCCGTTGATGATCCGTTCCGCCTCTTGCAAAATGGATTCCGTCACACTTCACCAGCTTTCACCGCGAGGTAGAACCGGCCAATGTCTTCCAAGGCGGCGATGGCCTCCTCTCGGTTCCTAACCCAGAAACTCGTTGGGTGACACAGCGATAGAGACAAGCCATTCACCCGGAGCGGTGTGGTCTTCGTGGTGTGGGGCACTGGTGGCTAGTACTTCCTTACCTACTTTGAGAACTAAGTTTCCGTAGGAAGTTTCACTAATTTCACCCGGGTAGGTTGTTTTTGTTACTACGGTCTTCTCGCCAATACCACGCACTAACGTGTCTGTCATCTTTCCTCCTGGTCGTATGTCAAGGGCGATGCGCCCGAAGGTGCGGATTGCTCGTAAGCCCGCACTACTTGTTTGATCACGTCGGGCTTGAACCCGACGATCGGTTGATGGGTCCACGACAACACCAACGGAACCTGTTTGACGCCATGTTCTTTCAGAACGCACAACGCCCAATCACTGGCTGTCACGTCGTAGTACTCGTACACCGCACCCTCGCGGTCCAACAGCTTCTTGACCTGCTCGCAACCGGGACAATCTGGCTTCCCGAATACCTGTATCACGCGATCTGCTCCCAATCACCCCAGCCGTCAGCATACGTATACCGGATAAGTCGGTCTCCGTAATACGCGACAACCGTAGAACGGTGACCCTGAGCCCAGTCATCCAGCGCCTCGTCCCGGTACGTGTTCTCCCGTCTCTTCGGGTGTATCTCCAACCCCAAGTCGTAGTCCATCATTTCAATCTGTCTTTCAATGCTTCTCGTCCTTCTCTGAGAACGAAGTCGTTAACGTCCGAGCCTTTTGGCATCGGCACGATCCGTGCGTTCGGTAGGTCCGACGCCACGGTGTTGGCGAACTGCATACCGGCCTCATCCCCGTCCGCGAGGATGTACACCGTCTGATACCCGAGGAACGGTTCACGGAAATACCGTTGCCATGAAGTAGCACCCGGAACCCCAACCGCACGGATACCGCATGACTCGGCGGCGATAGCGTCTAGCTCGCCTTCGGTAATCGCCACCTTCTCCGCGCCCTTCCACAACGACAACGTGTTGTACAACCGTGGCCGATCCCCCGCGACCGTCATGTACTTACCGTGACCGTGATGTTCGTGTTCTTCGATACACCGGAACCGGATAGACGCTACGCCCCACCCGAACTCGTACGATTTACGCAGATACGGAAGGGCCAACATCCCCCGGTACATTTCATGTCCCGCCAAAGGGTCGTCTACGTACCCGAGTCGGAAGTATGCTTTGTCTTCCGGTTCGTCCACTATCGCCGGTACTGTTAGACCCCGACTCGCCAAATACTCTTCGGCTGGACTGCCCTTGAACGACCGGTGGTACTTCTCCGTCGCCTCCTTCAAGAATTTCTTGGATTCGGCGCTTTGCCTCTGAATAGTTCACCCCCTCACGGGCTTTCACAATGGCTATCGCATCGCCCTTGGTCCCGCACGCCAGGCAAGAAAACGCGTCGTACCCGTAGTGGACCGCACCCGAAGGGGTTTCGTCCCCGTGGAACGGGCACAGACAACGACGCCAACCGGGTCCGGGGTTAGGCGGTGACCAATCCGGGTAGTAGTACAAGATGACTGCGGTTATGGCCAACGATCTAGGACCCTTCGACCGGGTGGATTTAACAAGTAGTCCTTTATCCGCTCTGCTGTCTGCACGTCGTCGCGGATGTGCCCAAGAAGTTTGTTGCACGTCGAACACAACAGCGATCTAACGCATTTCCCGCAGCTGACCGGGCCGTTGCAACACGAGTGATCGTGGTCTACGGACAACCTGCGCGAGGCCCCGGTGGCTCTCTGGCAGATAGCACACTTGCGACCTTGGGCCTCGTACACCGCCCAATATTGCTCCGGTGACAGTGAATACGTCTTCATCAACCGAGATTCCCAAGCGGTAGAACGGGTCTTGGCCCGCCTAGCCCGGTGGTGCGAAGCACAACGCGGCCCCGGATTGGGTGCCGGTCGTTTGGTCGTGATGCCTTCGGCCCGACAGTCGACGCAGACGCGGGGTTTAGCCATCGCACTCACACAACAGATTCCACACTTTGTCAGGGCTTCCCAGTTCTTTGTCAGGGCTTCCCAGTTCTTTGTCAGGGCTTCCCAGTTCTAGGATGACCCGACACCCTTTGTTACGGCAGTGCATTTCTGGTCTGTGCCCGCACCGTTCACATTTCGTGCACGTACAACCCTTAGCGGCGCATCCGTGGGGTTTGGACGGTCGGTCAGTCAATAGCACCCACCCCGCAGATCACCAGCACCGCTAGCAGGTACCCACCGGCAACCGTTGCGGCTAAACCGATGTCAGCCCACATCTGGGAATACCTCGGTATAGGGGCCACCACTCCGAAGCAGCCTCGGGACGACCAGCTTTAAGTCCCTGCCTCGCGTGCCGTTATCGGTACGCCACTCGCCGTTGAACCAGAATCGCCAACCATTCTGGCCCCTCCATACCGTGCCGTCTCGGGCCTCTTCACAATTCAGGCTCGGAAGTACACGGGGTGTGCGAGCGGTCGTGCAGCAGTCCGGGCAGTCATCGGCACAGTCGTGGTCATACTCTCGGAACACGCAGCCCATGCACTTGCGGCCATCGCAGTTACCGCAGTATTCCGGGTCTTCTGGCTCCAGGTAGTCGTCCCTGCGGGATACCCGCCCAGCGGCAATATCGTCCAGACCGCGCGCCAGAGACTCGCCCGGTTCCTGTTGTGTCCGCCGAACGAACTCCATCGGGTCCGTCTCAAGAAGCTCCACGTCGTCAGGGCGTAGAGCGTCCTCAACGGTGCCACGTACGACCTTGGGCTTAGCCCTGTCGGGTACCTGTGCGGAACGCTTCTCGGCCTTGTCGAACTCTTGGCGTAGCCAGCCCCTCGTTTCGCAGGGCGGCCCCTCTTCCGGTTCCTGTTGTGCTGTTGGGTCTGGCGTGAACGTAGGCAGTGTCCCGTCTAGGTTCACCGTGCCGTGCGGGTCGGCGTCGAACACAGACGGCTCCCGCATCAGCCGCTCAAGTCGCGGCTTATCACCTTCGTGGTATTCGTCCGGATACTCGTCCGGGTCGTCCGCTTGGCAGTGCTCCGCTAGATCCTGGTGGAAGTACTCTCGTAATTCCTCACGGGACGGTTCCCTCGGGTCGTAGGTCTCACCCCCATCGGTGGTGGGGCCAGAGCCCACGGCTTCGCCGGGGGTGAAGATGACAGGCCAAGAGTCGGCGTCACGCCCCTCTGGGACCCCCTGACCCGCCGCAAGAAGCTGACGGTACAGCCACACCCCCGGCTGCGCCGGTTCGACACACGCGATCCACGCCCCGTCTGGTCGTCGTGCGATGGTGCCAACAGGTGGCCCCTCGGGGATGCTGTTAGCAGCAGCCAGAAAGGCGTCCAACCAACCCTCATAATCCGGTTTGTACGGGTCGTAGTGCGGGTACGGGCGGGACAGAAACCCGATAATCGCTTTCCGCTGCGCTTCAGTCGGTTCCAGCTTCATAACCCATCTCCTTAGCCAACTCGTCATACGAATCCGCAGCCGCGAGTAGCCACGCTGCGAGTTCACGAGCGCCCTCGCTGTCGCCTTGATACATCTCCCCGAAAACACCGTCATCTATGAATGGGCGGTGTTGGGACTTCGGTAGCAGTTTTCGGCTCATGTATTGGTATTTGGCGACATATACCCGGAAGGGTCCGTGGTCTTCCGGCCACCTATCCGTGCTCATCTAGAACATCCTTTCCGCCCACCAACGGGACAGCGCACGAACACCCCTGCGGGCGATACGGTCCACTTCCACCGCCTCGGCAGGCCGTATGTCAAGTGTCAGATCAGCAAAACGGACGCCAAACACATCGATAGACAGGTTCATGACGGATACCACCCGTAAACCCCTCCGAAAGCACCCATGACCACACCGATGTGGTACACGACTTCGGAGTACACAATTAACGGAAGGAGTCTCATACGCCTACCCGCTCGATAAACCGGTCCACATTCAGCTGAGACACGTTGCCCGCCAACGGGTTCTTGTACGCCCAACCGGTCATCTTGGTCTCGATGATCAACGGACGCTTCGGGTCCGGGCTTGCCGGGTCGACCCTCTTGTGGGTCCACGTCGTAGGCACCCGGTCGATAAGACCGAAACCGATACGCTGCCTTACCAAGCTGGGCTTAGCGAGTGCCATCGGGGTAATGGTTGCAGTCATGGTTATTCCTCTCGTGATATTTGGGCCGTATGTCAAGTACGGCACGAGCGAAAGCTCGCGCCTAGTGTCGCCAGCTCGGCTGGCTAACACCGCACCTACTGAAAATCCTTGATATCCATAGTTTTTCCGTCGAACTGAAGGCTGACGTACGAACGTCCAGACGGGAAACCCCTGCCAGACCGGTTCTTCACCGCCGAGACGTTCAACGTGTCCGGGCCGTGGTCAGACGGGATACGGTGCAACGTCAGAATCATCTCCGGTGTACGCGATATCTGACCTTTAATGCCCGACAACGGTATTGGCTTGTTTCCGTCGTTGTGGTCGGCCTTCACGTGGTGCAGCCCGACGACACACGCCCCGGTGTTCCGGGCCATCGAATGCAGGTAGTCGTTCAACGACTCAAGACCGCCGAACGGGTCCTCGTCATTACCGGCGAACCCCGATATCACGTTGGTGATGTTGTCTACCACGATGATGTGCGGGTAGTCGTCCCACAGCTCCAACGTGGAGTTGACCACGTCCTCGATATGTTTGAGCGTAGGGCTGGGGTTGAAGTCGAACAACACCCGAGAGTCTTCTAGCGTCTGCACCGCTCGCTCTTTGTCGTCGCGGTACATCTGTGCCGACTTCTCCATAGTCCACCCGTTCAGGATCGACATAGCTCGGGTTGTCTGGGTGAACTCGTCTGAGTCTGCCGACAGATACAGCGCCGGTACGCCGGACTCCAACACCTTCGTCAGAACGAACGCCGACTTACCGATACCCGGTGCTGCACAGACCATCACATACTGACCTTGCAGGAACCGGATACCGTGTTTCTCCAACGACGTCCACACCGTGGGTAGTGGTACACCTGAGTCGTTCTTCTGGTACAACGCCTGTCTAAGTGTTAGCAACCGGACCCCTAATACCGCACCACGGGCACAGTGGGTGGTTTCGCTGTCGGTGCATATTGTTGTGTATTACACCCCAATTATCCGAGCGTCTATTGACCTCGTGCATCACTCGGTCTAGGTCGGTCAACCCCACTCACCTCCACATCCACCAGAAGGCGCGGGTGACAACAGAATCCCGTTCCGCGTCTTGCACGCGGTGTCGATACGGAATCTGCCGAACGACGTGTACGCCGTCTGGTGCCAAAACGTCCCGTCCGGGTACTGAACGCCGTTGCACCAACCCGTCAGGTTGGAGGACGACACACCTACACCCTCGTTGGTCCCGCCACCGGGGCACCAGCCCCGGATGTAGTCAGGGTGGTACGGATCGTGATATGGGTCAGCGGCAGAAGGTACGGCGAAACCCGATGACAGCACAGCGATTACAGCCGCAAGTAGGGTCTTCATAATATATCCTCTCTAACCCCAGAAGGCGGAAACCCTTTTGTACGTAATCGACCACCGATCTGTAGGCCGATCCCCACCCTTTTTTATAAAGACGTAGCAGTCTTCACCGTCTATCGTGGGGTGGACGTCTGTAGCGATCACCCGATCTAGTAGCCGCCAGGTGTCGTCCAACCGAGTCATCAACGTCACGAATCTATTGAAGTCAGACATTTCGGCCTCCGTTGGGGGCCAGCCGTCTTCAGTCAACTCTTCATACACCCGTGTGACTTTAGCCATCTGCCACGGCTCTAACGGGTACTCTTTACCGTCCCGAGTCACTGACCGGGGACCGATCTTTATTGGGCCACCCATCGAACCTCCTGGTCGTATGTCAAGCACTAAGCCTGGCTGTATTGGCATGAATACGAAACATCGCAGAACCGGCACTTCGACGGCTCCGGGTCTGGCGGGAAGTTTCCCGCGTTGATGTTGTCCTGTAGTTCTACGAACTTGTCCCGCACCGTCTCTCGGGTCCAGTCGGTGAGATCGTATGGCTTGGTGGGCTTTCCAGTCCTACCCATCCAGTAGTCCCCTGTCGGCGCATACGCGCCGTGGGTCACTTCCACCGCCACCTTGTAGACTCCGAGTTGGAAGTCATCACCAGGCTTGTTACCCGTCTTGTTGTCCCGGACGTAGATCTCATCACCGCAGGGGTTTGACATGATCAAGTCGATGAACCCACGGATCTCGATACCGTCTAGGTCGATGTCGAACCCGAGCTCAATACCGGGCGTGCCGTCCGGCGCGATCCACACGACCTCGTCCTGGTGCTTCCCGTACCAGTCCAACATCCGGCCACACTGCTGTAGTCCGAGGTCATATCGGCGGTTGATATCGGCTTCGCTGTTATACGGTCCCGACCAGAACCACCACTCCAAGTTCGGTGTTACGTCACAGTATGTATTGACGTGGTTGTCGTACGACTCGGTGTAGACCTGTTGCATCTCTTCCAGGGTCATCGTCCGACCGGATCGCTCCCACGCCTCCCCCGCTTCGTGTACCGCAGACCCCTGCGGTAGCCACGCTGCCGGTCGCTGCCACGCCTTCTCAACCCGAGATAGGTACCACGCCATAGGACACCGCTCGTACTGTTTGTACTGGGAGACACTGAGTTTCACTACGGCATCGCCAGTCTGTAGATTGTGTAGATCGCATGGTTGGAGGCCATGTTCTCATCGAGTGTTACGTAGGGACCCACCTGGATGGTATGTCGGTTCTCCGCCAAGAACTCCAACACCGGTTGGTATATCTCGCTGGTCTCCGGTAGGGCAATACTACGGTTGACCAACAAAACACGATTGCCAGACATCATCATCGTCCTGGCCACAAGCCAAGGTACGTAAGCGATTAGGAGTGTTGTGTGCGCAGCGGCTTGTAGCACGTCGGGTCCTGCTTTCTAGGGTTCGCGTGGCGGAAATTTCCATATCTGTTCTCCGTATTCAGTTATGTGAGTGTGTTCGTTCACGCGAATCATCAGACCCTTATCACGCGGCTCTCTCGGCCTGTAAGCAAACCCTCCTGGCTTGCATACCCCTGGGTCAGACGGGATTTCCGGGTCGTACTCAACAACCAGGTTCTCGTCCCTAAGTTTCTTGTAGAACGACCGTAACTTGCTGCGTCGACGTTCGGTAAAACGGTCGCTGCCTTGCATCATGTGCTCGGCGTGGTCTCGCAGCAGCGCTAGTGGCTGTGCCCGGTTGAATTTCTCCGGCACCGCGAACGGAAGAGCCTCGGCCACACGCTGCCGTATGGTGGGCGTTCCGTCGTACTTCCTCCATAGGTACGAAACTGCCTGGCGGGTGACCCCGAACATCTCCGCAATTTGGCTGTGGTTGTACCCTTCATTTTTCAGTTGTCGAATGATCCCTATGGTCAAACCGGATGCATATGTTTCGTCCATCTATTCCTCCAGCTCGGTTGACAGTCAATACAGTCAAGGCTAGCTGTCAAGTGGTTGCATAGCAATATAGGCCCCTTTCGTCGGGCTGTGACGTATCAGGAGTCCCCGTCCTGTGACACAGATTACAACAAGTGTTCACAAAGATTTGACGCGTATGTCACTCGTTACCAAATCGTTATCTAACACACCTCGGTTCACCAAAGACGCCCTTGACCAGTACGTATGTCCGGGTTCTTATAGATTCATCAACTAGATAGAGTAGTTGTGCCCTATCTAGAAAGTGAGAAGTGCTGTAAGATGCCCGATTCGCTCCTGGACCTGTGTCAACAACGTTTGCAAGAAGTACCGATTGTTGACGGCGATCGGTGATTGGTCCCCGTCCAAGTCTTCCAGATCGTCGTAAATCCGCGTCTCCAATTTGATAGCTTCGGGGAGCATCAAGTCTTCGTATTCCACGGGGGTCGTAATAGACATATCAAACCTCTTTGTTTGATTAGTGACTAATGGTTGTTGCCTAAAGGCACGATGATACTGTTGTAATAATCCATCTGGGCTTCATACGCATCTTGCGCTACTGAGTACTCACAAGCCTTAGCAAAATTCCGATGGTGGGCGTCCAGATGGTCAAACCGATCTCCTGGTCCGTCGCCCTCGTACTCATACTCGGGTTCTACGGGCGGCACAGGAGCGGGGATGAACGTCGGCAGTTGTTCGTCTCCGTCGATGTACGTACCCTCTTGCCTCATAACCCCTCCGAATCACGTCGGATGTACTTGCGGAACAGTCCCGATGACTCGATACATCGAGAGCCCTTGCCGTCCAAGTCCGTGTACCGATAGAAGCGGCTGCCGTCGTATCCGGCTATGACAATGGCGCGCTTACCGTCCTTGCTATCCCAGACGGTCCCAACAAGATCCTTGGTCATTCCCCGTCCTCCGAATCACGTTTGGCCCCAGAATGCTTACACCCCGGAGGCCACTCATTGATGCCGTGGCATTTACCAACACAGACACATCGATAGACAACAACATCAGTCATCTCTCCACCACTTGTTCTTTCTGTTCCAATGATGATGGTCATCGTCGTCTTCGTCCTCTTCGGTCTGAACCGGTACCGGGGCGTATGTCGTTGGGGCCGTGGGCGTCACCACCTGGTGAGGATCTGCATCGCCCTTATCGCAGTTGGGTAGCTCACCCCGAGACACGTGGTACGCGTTGTCGTTGTCTATACCGCCGTGTCTTTCAACGTGTGCGGTACCGCGGTGTTCACACGTCAGGGGTATAGCGTGCGCCACTATAGGTGAGGTGATCGGGGCCAGGGCCAAGCCCAAACCTATTGCGGTCGGACGGATTAGGTTCATACGTAGTATTCCGAGCTGGCGAGGCGGATTCGTTGTCTAACGTAGATCCGAGACATGTTCTCCCCTGCTCGGTTCTGCGCCGCTCGCACAGCAGCCCGGAGACCACTAGCCGCAGACTCATATCGTTGCCAACCGTAGTGTGCAAGGGTGTCGAACTTGTCGTCGCCGCCGTACGGCCCCCACTCTTGGATATCCGTTGTGGGGCAACCTTCGATGTGTATCTGGTCGCTGTTCCTGTGCTCGTAAGCGCAGAATGTCCAGTCCCCCGCCGTAACTGTCAATCCGTATTCTCGGCAGTTGTCAAAGGTACCGAACTCGATGTCCACGATTGACGAGTCGTCTTCCAGACACTCGAACACTCGGTAGGCGATAGATACCTGTGTTGATGCTAGCGCGAACACCACAGGACTCTTGTAATAGCCCTTACCCCAGTCGGTATATTGGTCCTGTACAAGCTGTTCCACAGCCTCGTAGAACTTCATCAAGCCTCCAAATACGCTGTGATAGTAAGGATTACCGGGAAGATCAGGCACAGGTACACGATGAACGTCACAGCCGTAGCTCCAAGACTGCATCCCCAACAACGCAACCGTCCTTGGTAAGACCCCAAAACTTGTAATAGCCGGGAACTTCAAAGTCAGCCGATACGATTAACTGGTTGTCCGACGCATAATTGATAACAATGCTTTCGGCTTGACCCCAATCACTCGGGTGTCTCACCGTATGCCGGTGATTGTCATTGTCCGACACGTCACGAATCTGTAGTATTAGCTCACTCATTCGAATATCCTTTCCAACGTCGCGTATCCTGCGAATCCCATTGTCGGACAGACTAACCACCACGTAGTTTTGTTCTCGTCGTGGTGTTTGATGTCCATCCGATACGAGTTGTCTGCCGCGTGAGCGGCAACCAAACCTTCACCCTCGTCCCAATTGGACGGGTGGACAGTGGAATACCGGTGGTTGTGCGGGTCCGACAGGTCTGTAATCTGTAGGACGTAGTACGCGGTCATATCTACTCCTTATGTAGTTGTCAAATCTTTCTTTTGGTGCCCCCGGCGCGAATCGAACGCGCCACACACAGCGACTCCGGGAGTTCATACGCCTCCGGGGGAGCGTGTAACCGTTGGGGGCGGTCTGGTTACGAATCATGTTCTGTGCCTCTATGTCCATGGTTTATCGGACGACCACGGTCAGGCCGCGTAGGTTGGGCTCTGGGGCCTTCGTGGAATGCCCGCGCTTGCACGTGTACTGGTTAAGCCAGACCAACGCCTCCGCTGCAAGACTGCCTCTTGCCTCGCAGGTCGAGCACCAGCTCGACGAGCGGGGCTTTTTTATGCCCAGAACGAGACCGCCTACTGTTCGGCCACGTGACCGCCGCGCTGCGATACCGTCGCCGCAAATCGATCAGGGACTCGCTCGACGATTCGGAGCTGACACCGACCGTCGACCTACGGATTAAAAGTCCGTAGCTTCAGCCTGCGACGCAAAATGTCAGAGTATGCGCTGGTGAGCGGCGTAGCATACGAGCCGCGGGCATTTCACCTGAACCGGGCCCCAATATATAGGAGTCTCTCGGGGTGCCCACAGCAGAGGAATGGCGGTCATTGGCCGCTACCGGCATCGTCGAACTCTTGGAGACTGAGGGGGCGGCCACTCAGCCGGGTATGGAGGCCAAGCTGGCGGACGCGTCGTGGAGGTACTCCGGGTCGTTGGCGATCTTCCCCATCGCGTACACCTCGGCCAAGTCTTCCGACCGCATGTCGTCTAGCGACCAACCCAAGTCTTTGATGGCCTGGTCGACCTCTGCCATTGCGCTCATATCTTCTCCTAAGTCGGTTCGGGTCGTATGTCAAGTACTTGGGTAAATAAAAAGGTCTATTAGTTGGTATGTAGTAGTGGATTAGTAGGGTAGGTCGGTCAAATCGTCTGAGTAGTGTTCGGCATAGTTGACCTCGTGTCCGACAAGTGCGGCTGCGTGCTCGGCGGCTTCGCATTCACTGTCTGCGATGACGTAGATGTCTTCATCTCCGGTGTCTACGACATACACGGCGCTCTGCCCACAGGTACCCATCAGAACACCACGCCGCCCGTGAAAGCCTTGCAAATTCCCAGCTCGTCGTGGTCACGCAGAAGCAGCTCAAGTGTCTCTGCCATCTCCCTAGGGACATAGCGCAGCTCTGATCCGATGCGGACCTCGATCAAGTCTGCACGCCGTTCTGCCGCAAAGCGGCGCTCCTCTTCCGCTTGGTGGCAACTCACCTGAAAGTCACCCTCTACGAATTGGTGGCGTGGGATGGCTACTTGATTGCCGTACTGGTTGCTGATCGCCACGGCGTTATGACGATTGACCCGTAATACCCGGAAGGTCTCACCGCTGTGTGTATTACGCAAGGTGTCACCGGCAGCGACGACTTGGTCAACGCCTTTACCCGCCCAGTAATCATTCATCTATCTAGTCCTTATCCAATGGACGGTAGGCAATCCACCAACCATATCCCCGGTCATCGTCTTCAAATTCTGGCTGAGAGCCATCCGCTCGGTACCCGTTGGCGACCAAGCACACGTAGTCACCTGGCGTCTCCAAAATGTGCCGTTCAAGTCCGCCACCGACAAATTCGGACTGGTGAAATGTGGGGCCATGGTAGTTGTACTGGCCGCTAAAGCCGCGTAGCAGCTCCCACCCCTCGGGAATACCCTCTATACGGTCCTGTGAGCTGCCGTCTGGCGTGAGTATTTCCTCTACGCTGTCAAAGTGGTCATTGCGCGGTGAGTCAATCACAGTACCGTCTGGTAGTACTCGCACAATGTGATCGAATTGCATTTTGTCGTTAAGGTTCATTGCTCTAGTCCTTATCGGTAGTAGCTCAAATCTTCTAGTGCCACGTTTGGAGTCGAACCAAACCCCTACGGTCATATCGAGAGGGCGAACCTGCCGTGGCCGACCACCAGGCACACGCTGTATCTCAAGCGCAAGCCAAATGGCCTTAAAGTATGTTCACGTCCGTATGTTTTCCTCGGCCCGTTTCCGTGGGTTAGACCGGTCACTGAAGGCTGACTAAACGCCACTCCCTCGCAGTCCGGTAGGTCTTGGCGATGCCCGTCATCGCTCGCTACCGGAGATATCTTCTACGTACGCTATGTGTTATGACTTGGGGGGTATCACCAGGCTCGCTGGTTGACCATGCTCCGTGTCACTTGTTATTCAGTTGTAGGCGCTTGAGGCATAGCCTCTGCGCTTTGCGTCGAGAACTATGTTCTCTAGCGATCAAACTATCAGATTGTGGGCCGTATGTCAAGTACTTCGCAGAAGTACATGACGGATGCTAGGGGTCTTTGACCCCGTCGTGTGTCAAGCCGTGTTGCTTGGCTCTATGCGCTCGCTCACCCGCTGGCGTATGGGTTTACTTGACGTTGTATGCCCGCTCTGAAGTTGTATCTGTACTCTAACTCATTGCCGGTCGTATGTCAAGTGGTTGTGCGCCTCTGCGCGCGGCTGGTAATCGGCCTACCCACCCGTTTCCACACGGCTCACACCTCGGTGGCTGTACGTCGACCACAGACACGAAAGAACCCCCGCCGTAGCGGGGGTACTCCGGGTGGTATGTCAAGAGCTATACGTGGCTGATTACGTACCCGCGCCCTGTATGTTCTGGCACGGGGGCATCCCAGGAGCACTGGTAGACGACGAACATCGTGTACGACGCTTCGTTACCGTCGCCCACGCGAACCGCGAGGTTCCCGTCGTGGTTGGTAACAACGGAGACAGTCGGTCTACGGTAGCCGTCCCTGTCTGGTCCAGCCATCTCAACGGCGTGGTCGATAGCTGCAAAGAACGCTTCCTCGCGGGTTGGGTATGTCCTCCCAAGGGTCTTTATTTGGAGTCCACCCAGTTCGTAGAACGTTTGTACGGTGATGTCGAATTTGACGCTCATCGGTAGTTCTCCGAACCTACGTAGTACACGGTGCCCGTATCGGGGTCCGTCCAGTTACACGGTTTCCCGTCGATATTCCCATCCTCCTCTTGGCACACCGGGAGGGGTTGTGCGTGGGCTTCTACTGCGGTGGGCAGTCCTACCCAGAACGCACCAACGGTGAGTGTAGCGAGGGCCAGTTGCTTCCATGTGTTTGACATACGACCACTCTACTACACACAGGCCGTATGTCAAGGGTGTGTGCATACGAATGTGGACACCACGCACCCCACGCATGGGTACGTAAGCGTGGGTGGGTAGCACGGTGCACACCACCGTGCACGGGCACGGCATGGCCGACGCGGCGGTGAGCGTCGGCGGTACCCCAGGGGGGACACCCCTCCCCCGGCCCCCCAGGATCGGGCGGTAATCCGGAGGAGCCATCGTGTACGGGTTTAGAAGTCGAACACCCGTTCGGGTGGTATGTAAACCCCCAGGTCGATCATAAAACGGTAGTGAAATAGGTAACAATTCAGTAACGGAGGCCCATTTACGGCACAGGGTGCGGGTATTTAACCTATGAGAGGGTAAGAGAAGAAAATCTTCTCTTTATATAGGACGGGGCGAAGCCGAGTCCCCGGCTTCTTCTCGTCGGTTCGGCCTTCGGCCTCACGGTATACCAACGTAATGTAGTTACCTAACGTAACGGAATTACGGTTGGTGGGCCGTGACCGGCCCCTAAAGGCCGGGTCGCGGACCCGGAGTCCGAAGGACGCATGAGATGCGTCCGAGGTCGGTCTCCGGAGCCCTTTCGGGGGCTCCGTCGACACCGGTCCTCACTCCGTTCGTCGTTCGTTCGGTACTTCGTACCTCACTCACTCCTCACTACGTTCGGAGGGCGGATGCTCAAGATCAACTACCACAAGACCACTCACGGGAACTTCCGTAAGGCGATCGACTACGCAGACGATCGTGGTAGGCAAAATGAGCGGCTGCATGCGCTCAGGATCTTCGGCATCCTCATCCTCTGGTGAGTGGTTCGTGGTCTGGTTCGTATCGGAACCTTCGGCTGCCACCCAACTGGGGTGAGATCAGACGTCGAATCCTCGACAGAGACAACCACCTCTGCCAGATCGAGTCCTTCGGCTGCTTAAGGGCAGCCTCGGACGTCGACCACATCGTTCGTGGTGACGATCACTCGGACGGAAACCTTCGGGCTGCATGCAGTAAGTGTCACGCCCGCAAGTCGAGTGCGGAAGGTAACGACCGCCAACGACAACTCAGAGCCCTACGCAAGCGTCCCCCCGAACGCCACCCAGGGCGACGCTGAAGGCCAGGAGCCTTCTCTAGCCCAGGAGGCTCATCATCGGTACCAGAGGCCCAATTCCCAAGCGGGAAGATCAGCGAGTTCGTCGGAACGAGCAGGAGATCCCTACCGAGAAGGTGGTAGCGCTCGGCAAGGTACCTGTTCCCGATCTAGGTCTTGAGAACCCGCACCCGTTCGTAGTCGAGTTCTACGAGTCGATTAGACAGTCGGCTCAATCGAACTACTACGAGCCCTCGGATTGGCAGTTCGCTCGGCTGACGATGTACGCGCTGAACGAAGAACTCAACGCTGTGTACCAATCGGGTGACAACAAAGGCAAGAAGAAGCCGCTTGGCGTGATGAAACTCCAAGTGCTGAACCAGATGATGTCCACCCTTCTTCTCACCGAAGGTGACCGCCGTCGCGTTCGGATGGAGATCGAACGGAACCCAGGGCCTACCGCTGAAGGCGGGAAGGTTCTGACGATGGCCGACCACTTCAAACAAGCGCTCGGCGCAACGAACACCTGATCCACCGGGGGAGCGTCAGTCTCGGCCTCCTCTCGCCGCGAGCCCCTCTACCGGCTCCGCTCCCCCGGAACAACTTTCAAGGAGATCCATGTCCGATATCGGGCTACGGCCAGAAGGCAGCACGCTAGTCCTTTGGAAGGGCAGGGATTTCGCCTGGAATTTCGAGCTGGTGGACGAGAACAAGCAACCGGTCGATTATCCAGCCGGTCAAATGTACTTCGAACTCCAGACTGGAGGCGAGCACAACGCCCTCCAGAAGGTCACCGTAACCGGGGCCAACGGCGGTACGTACAAGCTCGGTTTCGGCGGTCAGTGGACCGCCCCTATCGACTACAACGACGTCGTAGAGAACCCCCAGAACCTCTCTGGAGACATCACCGACGCGTTGGAAGCCCTTTCCACCCTAGGTGCCGGAAACGTGCTTGTGCAGCCTTCCAGCCTCTACCCCACGTGGGAGCTGGACCTAGACCTACGGGCCGGTCACGTGCTGACCGAACAACTGGTCAACACCGTAAACGCCACACTCAACGGGTTTTTCGGCACCTTCGAGGATCTGTTAGGCGTCGACATCGATGTCACGATCCACGACAACCTGTCGATGGTTGCGAAAATCACGTCTACCAAGTCGTTTGACGAGGTAGGTCTGATCACGTTCGCCACGGACATCACCTCGACGATGATCGTGAACTTGTTCAACTCGGTGTCGTCCCTCATCGGCGTGTTCGACATCGCGCATCTGGACTTCTACTGGACACACACGTACCAAGTGATGTTCATCGGAGCGTTGGGCAACGACGTACAACCCGCTTTAGACGTCGATGACTCGGATCTCGAAGGCATCAACGGCTACGAGAGCGTCAAGGTCGACATCATCAAGCCCGGAAAGCACCCGTTAACAATCTGGAATTTCGAGCTGGAAGGCTCGATGGCCCACATCAAGGTCGAATCGGAAGAGACCGACAAGATCGCGGACCGTTGCTTGTGGCAGCTGGTCTTTCTGCCTGACGGTGAGCCCGCTGGCGGTGAAGGTATTGACGCCGGAAGGGTTTCACGAGTCGGATGATCATTGAATCAGTTCTCGGAGACATCGGTGATCGCATCCTGTCTACTCCCGGACAACCGGGAGCCCAGGGACCTAAGGGTGACAAAGGCGATACCGGATTACAAGGCATCCCCGGCGAGACCGGAATCCAGGGACCCGTTGGCCCCAAGGGAGATAAAGGCGATACGGGACCCCAGGGTCCAACCGGAGCGACCGGACCCGCTGGAGCAGACGGCACCGGCATAGAGCTTTCGGGCTCGGTGGCCACGTACGAGGACCTACCTGTCTCGGCGTCTATCGGTGAAACCTACTTGGTCATCGCGGACGGCCTTCTGTACTTCTGGAATGGGTCGGGCTGGCCCGCAGACGGCGACGGTATCCCCTTCCAAGGTCCGGTCGGACCGACCGGACCACAAGGACCCCAGGGCGAAACTGGCCCCAAAGGGGACAAGGGTGATACGGGAGAGACCGGCCTCAAGGGGGACAAGGGTGACCCCGGAGACACCGGACCCCAGGGTCCCAAGGGTGATACCGGAGACCAGGGTCCCCAGGGTCCCCAGGGCGTCAAGGGCGATACAGGTGATACCGGACCCACTGGGCCTAAAGGAGATACCGGTGAAACGGGACCCCAGGGGCCACCTGGAGAGGTTACCACAGAAGATCTCGAATCAGCGGTATCTGACGCCATCGCCGCGCTGGTTGATGGCTCCCCAGGCGCACTAGACACCCTGAACGAGCTTGCGGCGGCACTTGGGGACGATCCTAACTTCGCCACCACCGTTTCGACCAACATCGGACTGAAAGCCGATAAGACCACAACGGTTTCAGCCGGAACAGGTCTTACCGGTGGCGGTGACCTGTCTGCCAACCGCACACTGTCTGTCGACTTCGGTACCGGCGCGGGCAAGGTAACCCAAGGGAACGACTCGCGTCTGTCAGACGCTCGTACCCCCACAGCGCATACGCACAACGCGTCGGACATCAACGCCGGGACGCTGGCTATCGCGCGCATACCCACCGGCACAACGAGTTCGACGGTCTGTGTAGGAAACGATTCGCGGTTGTCTGACACCCGTACGCCTACCGATGGGTCCGTAACCACGGCCAAGATCGCCAGCGGCGCGGTCACCACGACCGAGATCGCTGACGGCACGATCACTAACACCGACATAAACAACTCAGCGGCTATCGCTATGTCCAAGTTGGGAACCGGCAAGGTCGTCGGGTCCAACAACGGCACCCCGACGTCACTAACTGTTTGGGTGGGATCGGCGGCCCAGTACACGGCTCTCGGCTCGAAAGACGCGAACACCCTGTATTTCACAACGTAGGAGGCCCGGTGGCGGTTTATCTCGGATCAACCGCCCTGGCCGGTCTTCACCTGGGTACTACAGACGTTCAGAAGGTGTACCTGGGCACTACCGAGATCTGGTCAGCGTCAACACCCCCGTCCTACGACGCGGCATCCACACCTGTAAGCACAGCCGGTAACGGGTCGTTCAACTTCACGTCGACCCTGAACGCCGACGTGTTCGTGGTCGCATGTTGGCAGAGTTCGTCAACATCGATCACCGGAGTTACCCATGGCGGCGTAGCGATGTCGGAAATTGCCTCCGTACGGCACAACAACACCGCATCTTCAGGCGGTACCAAGGTCTTCCGACTCGCCAATGCCGGTGCGGGGGTGGCGAAGTCCGTATCGGTAACAACTTCGGGGTTTGGATGGTTTGCGTTCGGAGCGATATCCGTACTAAACGTCCACACAGTCGGCACACCCACGACCTCGTATGGAACGGGTACAGCCTTAACGCAGTCGGTATCACTCACTTCGGGACTGGTGATTCAAACGATGGGGGCCGGTGGCGGCTCCTTCGGATCGTTCACAGGTTGCACCAACCGATCGAATCTAAACCCCGGAGGCGGGATACCGCAGGCGATAAACACCGTAACCACTTCTGCCACCGTGTCGGCTACCAACTCGGTAAGCAATGCGTGGGGCTGTATAGCGGTACCCCTCACGTAGACAAAGGATTATAGATGGGCGTTATCGGCGAACCACACAATTACCGGGAACGCCTACTCTCCATCCCTGGAGCACCGGGCATCACCGGACCTGCCGGACCTGCGGGACCACTTGGCCCCAAAGGAGATACCGGACCGGCTGGACCCACGGGGCCAACTGGCCCGGCTGGACCCAAGGGTGACGGACTCACACTAGACGGCACCGCAGACGATTTCGAATCACTTCCTACTGCCAGCTCCCACACGAACGAGATGTGGGGCGTCACCGACACCGGGCAGTTCTACGTGTCCAACGGGACCACTTGGTTTGAGGTTGAAGTCAAAGGACCCCAAGGCGATGTCGGACCCGCTGGACCCAAGGGGGACAAGGGAGATACCGGGCTCACGGGACCTGCGGGACCAACAGGACCCGCTGGAGCGAGTGCCTGGGGGGACATTACAGGCAAGCCTGCCGTCGTCGTAGGGGCTAACAACAGCGGCGCGGTATCACTCACGCTGTGGGCTGGTACCGAGGCCGAGTACGCAGCCATCGAAACGAAAGACCCTCTGACGGTTTACGTAAGGACACCGTAGTGGTGGGTATCTCTGTCGGAGCATCGGATATTTCCAAGCTCGCCGCCGGGGAGACGGAAGCCACCAAGGTAAGCCTCGGCCCTATAGACGTATGGACCGCGTTCACCCCCGTCATCGAAAACAACGTCGCCAGAACCAACTACCCGGTCCCCTACGGGGCTACCGGCGCGTGGGTAACGCTCCAAGCCGCTGGCGGTGCGGGTGGTGAAGGCGCTACGGGTCTTTGGACCGCCAACTCAGGAGGCGGTGGTGGAGGCCGCATAGAGCGGACCTGGGTCCCTGTCTCCGAGAGGGGCGCGACCTACAGCGTCGTCCAAGGTAAAGGCGGCAAGGGAGACGGAGGCGACTCCGTATTCTCCAGCGGCGGAGTGAATCTGACCGCCAAAGGCGGTAAGAAAGGCTCCTCGGGAGCGACCACAGTCGGTTCCAGCCCGTTCACGATACCCGGCGGAGCAGGCGGCACGTACTCAGTTACCGGTATGTCCGGCGTGCGCGTGTACCCCGGCTCTCCTGGTGGTGATGCTACTAACACAGTGACTAACCCTGGTGCCACTAACGCCAATAACGCGGGCGCTGGAGGCGGCGCGGGAGGCCCGTATAGCTCGGACACGGGCCAAACCCCCGGTGGCGCAGGTGGAAGTTCCACCACCGTCACGGGCGGTGCAGGCGGTACAGATTCGGTAAAGCCTGGCGTCAAACCCGACAACGCCACAATCCCCAACGGCGGTGCTGGTGGTGGCGGTGGAGCGGGCGCTTGGTTCGCAGCCGGTGGAACCGGTGGCGATGGAGGCCGCTTTGGTGGCGGTGGTGGTGGAGCAGGGTGTGGCAACACAGTCGCCACAGCGGGTAAAGGTGGTGACGGATTCACTCGCATCGAGTGGACCGCCGAAAGCATCGAGTATCGACGGGTATTCGTCGCGGTAACCGAGGTCAACCAGACTTCCATCAAGGTTCAGGTCAACGGGCTTCCCCCCGACGCCGGAACGGTCACCGGATACAACTTCTACAAAAACGGCGTCAAGGTCACGCCGTCACCCCAGTCCTCCCCCGAGTACACATTCGGCGGGCTGGACCCGAACTCGACGTACACACTTACCGCTACAGCGGTTTCCGCTGGCTCGGAATCATCCCCATACGACCCAGCCGTCGTAAGAACCCTCGCGGACGGTTCGTTGTCGTTGGAGGACCGGACAGCGATCGACAACATCGTGGCGCAGTGCATGGCCGAAGACGGTCAACCGGGCGTGATGATCTCGATTACCGGACCCAAAGGCAGCTACACCAAATCGTACGGGGTGTCCCCGGCATCACCAGGTATCACGTCGTACCCACTCTCGACAACCCATCACTTCCGTATCGGCAGCCTGACCAAGTCGTTTACCGGAACAGCGATCCTGATGCAGGTAGACAAAGGCATCTTGTCTCTGGACGACACTCTGGAGAAGTGGATACCGGGCCTGCCTGACGGCAAGAACATCAAGATCCGCCACCTACTTGGCATGCGTGACGGACTGTTCGAGTTCCAGGCAGGAAACATCGGGTTGTTCCCGTACGGGGTGTTCATGCTGTTGTTCCCGACCTTCCCGGTCACGGTAGACACTCAGATGAACATCATCAAAGGACACGCGGTTACTTGGCCCGCTGGAACGAACTTCGCGTACCACAACTCGGGAATGATCGTGTTAGGTCAGATCCTCGAAGCCGCCACCGGTCGACGGTGTAGAGACATCTTCAAGGAAGACATCTGGATTCCGTTAGGGCTGACCGAAACATCTTGGCCAGATAGCCCGAACATGCCGGAACCCTACAGTCGTGGACTTGGTCCGGGCATCTTCGGCCTACAAGACTGGACGGTAGTCAACCCCGAGTATGTCGGGTCCGCAGGCGCTTTGGTGTCGACCATCGACAACATACAGCGCTGGGGTCAGGCGATGCGTGACGGATGGGGTATAAGCCCCGAGATGCACGCGTTCCGCGAGAACATCGCCGTGTACTCGTCGGACGTATGGCCGTACGAAGGTCCGTCTTACTACGGTTATGGCCCTGCGTATTCCAACATCGCAAACTGGTTCGGTCACGCCGGATCCGTGTCGGGGTACAACTGCACGTGCTACTACGAGCCGGTATCCGGTGCGGTGTTCGCAGGTATGGAGAACGTCCAATCAAACGGCGTGGCTATCGAATCGAAGATCCAGATCCGCATCTGTGAGTACCTGTACCCAGGTACCACGACCGTGGAACAACCTTTCGATCCGGCGCTGAGACACCACGAATAACTGAATACACCAGAAGTCCCCGCGAACCGCCTCTCTGGCCTCGGAGCCATGACGCGGGCGGGGTTCTCTGGAGAGCTGGAAGGTATGCCCCCGGCTGGGGCACCCGGTCTTGAAAACCGGCACACAGTAACCATTCTGGGGGTTCGACACCTCTACCTTCCGCGCAGGTTTTACTAGGTTGGAAAGTAAATACCGGGTCGATGAGCTTACAACACTGCCTTGATGGGGCGACCCAAAATCCTAGTCACATGTCGACGTAGCTCAATTGGTAGAGCAGTGGTCTCCAAAGCCACCGGTTGCAGGTTCGAGTCCTGCCGTCTTCGCCATGCGGGCGGTTCCCTACACAGAGGGAAGCCCCCGCGCCAACCCCAAGGGAACGTGTCGACCCGCCAGCCTACGGCTCGCCAGTCGAGCGGGTGTGGGTGGACTTTGCGACAGCGCGCCCACACCCCCTTCGGGGATACCACGAGAGGAAAACATGAATTACCTTATGTCGCTGTTTGTTACAGCATTGTTCGACTACATCAAGAAGCACCCCGAGTTGGTCGAAAACTTCGCCAAGAAGGTCTCCGGGTACGTCATCGCGGAGATACCTTCGGCGGTCGACAAGATTACCGACCTGATTCCCGGCCAGCTGGACGACAAGATCTTCGACACCCTGGCAGCCAGATTCGCCAAGGCGCTCCAGAAGGCCCTCCCCGGATTCGACCTGATTTTCAAGTTCCTGAAGTAGGAGTCACATGGCACGCCGCACGGTCTACGGGTACGACTACAGCTCTAACGGCTGGCCGATGGTTGACCAAGGTTCGTGTGAGTGGGTCAACATCCCCGGAACGTCTGCGACGCTACAAATCCAGAGCGGACAACCGTTGGCGATACTGCGAGCGTTTGCAGCAGACCTGAACGCCTACGTCGAACCGATGCGAGACGCCGACTCGGCTTCTTGGACCGCTACGAACGACGTCAGCACGTCGAACCATCTGAGCGGAACGGCCTTCGACTACAACTGGAACTCACACCCCTTCCAGGTCCCGAACGCGGGCTGGAATTCCGCCCAACTGGCGACCATCCGGGAGATCCAGGACTTCTACGAAGGCACCGTCTTCTTTGGCAATGACTGGTCAAACCCCAAAGACGCGATGCACTTCCAGCTAGCGAGCCTAGCCAACGGTGGGAACATCAACACCTACCAGAACCCACACACCGCAGACTTCATAGCCAGAAAGATACGGGCAGATGGCTTTTCTACTTTCCGGCGTGGATCTCAGAGTCCTACTTCGACTGCTGTCAACGTCCTTGCAGCGGCCACTGGTCTCAGCGTTGGTAGAGCTACTGAAATTCTCGGCCCGGTTCGTGAAGGGTTGCAAGCGGCTTCTTGCACGAACGTAAACCGTATCGCTATGTGGCTGGCGCAGATCGGCCACGAATCGGACGGCTTCAACGCTACCGAGGAATACGACAACGGCGACGAGTCCACCGACCGGTGGAAGTACAAGGGTCGTACGTGGATTCAGATCACGTGGGAGTCGAACTACGCGCAGTTCTCGCAGTGGTGTTTCAACAAGGGATTGGTCGTCAGTCCGACCTATTTCGTAGACAACCCCCGCGAGCTGGCCAATCTGCAATGGGCCGGTCTCGGCGCTGCGTGGTACTGGACGGTAGCCCGCCCGGACATCAACGCATTGTCGGATAAGGGCGACCTGTACACGGTAACGCTGCGAATCAACGGTGGGACCAACGGTCTCACCGACCGCCGCGACCGGTACAACCGCGCCCTTCTTCAAGGCGACGCGCTTCTACAACTACTTTCCGCCGAAGAGGACGACATGTTCACCGAAGAAGACCGGAACCTGCTTCGTCAGGTCGCAGAGATCAGACGTAAGTCGTTGAGCCCGCTCCGCTGGCCGTACGAGAAGGAAGTCAACACCTGCGCGGGCTTCGCCTGGACCGCAGACGGAAACGTGCACGTGATGCTCGTGGAGAAGCTGGCCGTCGACTACGGCGATCCGCAGGCGGTCGCCCTCTTGCTGGCGGTATCTGAAACGGACGAGCCCGGACGTGAGGACGATTCCAAGCTGGCCAAGGCGATTCTTGCCAAGGTAGACGAAGACGCATTCGCAGCCGCTACCAAGTGGCTGGACGAACATGCCAATTAGCCTCGGGGACCGCAACGAGACGGTCCGTGAGTGGCGTCGGGTAATGGCCAAGCGGTTCGCGGGGTACGCCCGTACGTGCGGCGAACTACCCCAAGATACCGACGAATACGGCCCCAGAGCCCGTGCGTGGCAGTGGGAGTACGAGCGGCGTACTGGGCAGCCTATCGACGGAATCGTGTCCGACGACGACCTTAGATCCCTGGGAATCGCGGTAGTCGAGAAGCCGTGGCTGTTCACCGTCCACGGCACAGGCCAGCCCGACCCACTGGGTCCGGGTATCCCCGCCGACGTCGCTCGGGAGGTCTTGGACCTCTACCGGTGGCAGCCGATCGGTAACTACTCCGCGTCGGCATTCCCGATGTGGCCTTCGATCATGCAGGCGTACAACGAATTGGTGCTACAGATCAACTCCAAGCCGGGGAAGATCAACCTAGCCGGGTATTCCCAAGGAGCGGTTGCGGTGGCGATGGTTCTCAAGCACGAGATCATGGACCCGAACGGCTCTCTGCATCACCGTCTTGGCGATGTACAGAAGGTTGTCTTCTGGGGTAACCCGATGCGCCAGAAGGGCATCGCTCATTTTGATGAGTGGATCTACGAGATCGCCCCACCGGAGTCGCACGGCATCGTGGCGTGGGACCTGTTGGAGGGTCTGGAAGACGCACCGTTCGAGGTGCGGGACTACGCACACCGTAAAGACATGTACGCGTGCAACTTCGACAACGACAAAGACGAGTACAAGCGTGCTATCTGCAAGATCGTCTTCAAGGCGACGGACTGGTTCGACGGCCCGGATTCGATTGTGCACCAGCTGATTGAGCTTGGCACACGTCCGTTACAAGAGGGGCTGGCTATGGCGCAAGCCATGATCGACGCCCTGACATTCTTCTCGAACTTGAACCCGCACAACTACAACTGGGAACCCGCCGTGAGGTTCTTGAGAGACATCTAAAGAGAGGAGTCGGAGTGACCGTAGAGCTTGCTCCGACTCCCCCACACATCACCGGACCTGTTTGGCAGAAGACGGTAGACGGCGGTTGGCACCTTCCAGAGAAGACTCTCGGGTGGGGCGTCATCAATTGGCTGTACGAGTACGTCAATTCCCCCGCAGGGGCAGGACCATTCATACCCACGCTAGAGCAGGCTCGGTTCCTTCTCTGGTGGTATGCGGTAGACGAAGCAGGGCAATACGTATACCGAGAAGGTTGCTTCCGCAGGATGAAGGGCGCGGGTAAAGACCCGCTGGTAGCGGCCTTAGCACTCGTAGAACTATGCGGGCCAGTTGCGTTCTCCCACTTTGACGACGAGGGCAACCCGGTAGGTAAGCCCAGGCACGCCGCGTGGATCACGGTCGCAGCTGTCAGCCAAGACCAGACGAAGAACACCTTTTCGCTGTTCCCCGTAATGACCTCGAACAGATTGAGAAAGACCTACGGGCTAGATGTCAACAAGTTCGTCATCTACTCGGAGATAGGTGGTCAGATCAGCGCCGCGACTTCGTCGCCAGCGTCCATGGAAGGCAACCGTCCCACTTTCGTCATTGAGAACGAAATCCAGTGGTGGGGTTCAGGACCGTCTGGCGAAGTAAATGACGGTCACGCGATGGACGCGGTAATCGAAGGCAACGTGACCAAGATACCGGGCTCCCGGAAGTTAGCTATCTGCAACGCCCACATCCCCGGAAACGACTCCGTAGCCGAGCGTGTGTACGACACATGGGCCGCGATCGAACAAGGTTCGGCGGTCGACACAGGTCTGCTCTACGACGCCTTAGAAGCACCCCCGGATACACCAGTATCCGAGATACCTTCCGAGAAGGAAGACCCCGAGGGCTTCGCAGCAGGCGTAGAAAAGCTACGCCAGGGTGTGGAGGTAGCGCGTGGTGATTCGTATTGGCTCCCTGTCGATGAAATTGTAAAGTCGATCCTAGACGTCAAGAACCCGATCACCGAGTCCCGCCGAAAGTTTCTAAACCAGGTCAACGCAGCGGAAGACGCGTGGATAGCACCTACGCAGTGGGACCGGTTGGCGATGTATGACCCGTTGTACAAACTCAACAAGGGCGACCGAATCACGTTGGGGTTCGACGGATCTAAGTCGAACGACTGGACGGCGTTGGTTGCTTGCCGGGTACACGACGGGATGTTGTTCTTGATCAACGCGTGGAACCCGCTGAAGTTCCCAGGGGAGGAAGTCCCCCGAGATCAGGTAGACGCGACGGTCCGGTCGTGTTTCGAGGCTTACGACGTAGTCGGATTTAGGGCAGACGTCAAGGAATTCGAGGCGTACGTCGACATGTGGGGCCGCGATTTCAAGGACCGGCTGAAAGTCAACGCATCTCCGAACAACCCTGTCGCCTTTGACATGCGGGGGAACCAAAAGAAGTTCGCGCTTGATTGCGAGCGGTTCCTAGACGCAGTTATCGAACGAGAGGTAGTCCACGACGGAGATCCAGTTCTTCGAGCGCATGTGTTGAACGCCAAGCGGTTTCCGACGACGTACGACGCCATAGCGATCCGCAAGGCCACAAAAGACTCAAAGCGCAAGATCGACGCCGCTGTTTGTGCAGTTCTGGCTTTCGGTTGCAGACAGGAATTCCTAATGGGCAACAACAACTCTGGACAGGGAGGGGTGGTGTACGCGTGACGGAATACGAGGACCACGTAACTCACCTCCAGAACGTCCTATCTGGGCAGATGGGCGAGCTGCAACAGTCTGAGTCGTATTTGGACTCCAGCTACAGGCTGGAGACCATCGGCCTCGGCGTACCCCCCGAGATGCGAAAGCTTCGGGTGAACGTCGGTTGGCCCGCGTTGTACCTACGCGCCATCGAGGAACGACTAGACGTCGAAGGGTTCCGGGTAAACGGACAATCCGAAGGCGTAGAGGAACTTTGGCAGTGGTGGCAGGACAACGACCTGGACGAAGAGTCGGGTCTAGGCCATATGGACGCTATGACGTTCCGGCGCTCGTATATCACCGTCGCAGCCCCAGGACCCAACGACGACGCGGATTACCCGCTTATCCGGTTGGAGTCCCCGCTGTCGATGTACGCAGAGCTGGACCCGCGTACCCACAACGTGACGAGGGCTTGTCGGTTCTACCACCTCGACTCCACCGACCCGAACGCGCTGATCGAAGGTAGGGCAGTCGCGGACGCGGCCACGTTGCTACTCCCCGACCGCACCATCTACCTACGACGAGACCAGGGTCCCGCGTCCAAGTGGATTCAGGACGGCCCTCCGGTGGTTCACAACCTCGGTGTTGTTCCGGTGGTCCCGTTAGTCAACCGCGCCAAATTGTCTGACCGACAGGGTCAGTCCGAGATTTCCCCCGAGATCCGCTCCCTTACCGACGCAGCCGCCCGAACTCTGATGAACCTGCAAGCGGCTTCGGAACTGATCGCAGTGCCTCTACGAGGGTTCTTCGGCGTTGACCGAGGACAGCTGACAAACGTCGACGGCAACGTGGCCTCCACCGCCGAACTGTACTACGGGCGGATGCTCACGCTGAGCAACAAGGACGCCAAGTCCTTCGAGTTCTCGGCAGCAGACCTACGCAACTTCGCAGAAGAGTTGAACGAACTCGCTAAGCAGTTCGCCGCGTACACCGGCCTACCGCCGCAGTATCTTTCGTTCTCGTCGGACAACCCGGCCTCGGCGGAAGCTATTCAGGCGTCGGAGTCGCGGTTGGTCAAGACCTGCGAGCGCAAGGCACGTATGTTCGGCGGCTCCTGGGAGCGCGCTATGCGCCTGGCCACCAAGGTCATGGGTAAGGAAGTCCCCGAGGAGTACCACCGGCTTGAGACCGTGTGGCGCGACCCGGCCACGCCGACAATCGCTGCTATGGCAGACGCAGCCACCAAGAAGTACGCAAACGGTCAAGGGCCTATACCCAAGGAACAGACCCGAATCGACCTGGGGTACACCGCTGAGCAACGAGCGCAGATGAAGGAATGGGACGCCGAGGATCGTCAGTCGATCCTCACCGATCTCTACGCGCAGACGAAGGCCGTTGCGGATGCGACACCTAAACCGGACCCTGCGACCAAGAAGCCCGCTAGCACCGGTAGTACGAAGTGACACCGGAGCAGTACGCAGCCGCACAGCTCGCCATCTCGGCAGCCGTCGCTAGGTATGTGGAGTCGTTCGCCCAATTCATCGTGGCGGCAGGACAGTCGCTGTCCCTTGCCAACTGGGGTAAGTCTCTAGAGCTGCTGTTCCCTGCGGTGCAACAAGGACGTTGGGATTCAGCGGTTCTCGGTCGTAAGTTCTACGACGACCAGCGGGCAATGCATTTCCCCGATCTGCCAAGGCATGACCGGTTCATCGAGAACTACGAGTTCAGCGACTTTGTGTTCGACATGGAACCGGTTCGCCGGGATCTGATGGAGATGAAGTCTAGCCGAGACGCGGTGGAGCACATCGCGCTCCGCGCGGTTCGGTCTGTAGAGAACGGTGCTAGACGGCAGATTATCCAAGCCGTCGAATCGGACACCGATCTAGCCGACGAACTCTCAGAAGAGGATCTTCGTAAGAAGTCTCGTCGCGTGCAGGGGTGGGCACGAGTGGCTACAGGTAGGGAAACCTGCGCGTGGTGCCTGATGCTCATCTCCCGTGGTCCGGTCTACATGGACGCTGTCACAGCGGGTCTTGACCTGGACCACCTCTCTGCTGTCGAGATGCACCTGAACGGTGAGGACATCTCCGACTACATGGAGCAATGGCATACCGGTTGTGACTGCAAGGTCGTTCCGGTGTTTAAAAACGAAGACTGGGCAGGTAAGGCCGCGTATCTCAAAGCCGAAAAGCTTTGGATCGAAGCGACCAACGAAGCCAAGAAACTTCGTGAAGAAGAACCCGATCGTGTTTACACGGCAGGGAAGAACAAGGGTAAGCCGATCACGTTGAACGACGACGTGATAAACGCCCTGCGCCGCAAGTTGTCTCGCGGCGAAATCAAACCCGAAGATTTCGCGTTCGTCGCGTAGCTCTTCGTCGGCCCGTCACATCCAAGCGCCCCAGGTGGGCGCTTTTTTCATACCCAGGAGGCACTTTTCATGTCAGAAACCGTCACTCCGAGCCCGGAAGCCCCCACCCCCGAGGCACCGAAGCCGACACCGCCCGCTGCGAAGCCGTCGAAAGAAGACGAGCTTCCCGACTGGGCACGTCAGCAGATCTCATCTGCCAACCAGGAGGCGGCTAACTACCGCGTCCAACTCCGAGAGGCCAACAACGCATTGCAGTCAGTACAGGAGCAAGTTGCGTCCTTGACTGCGGAAAAGACCCAGGCGGTCGCTGCTAGTGCCTCGATTCAGACCGACTTCGACAAGTTGGTCACGGCTATCAAGGCCGACGTCCCCAACGACAAAGTCTTCGCTTTCGCCAAGACCCTCCAGGGGACCACGGAAGACGAACTGGCAAGCCACGCGGCGGAACTGAAGTCGATCTTCGGTAGCTCGCTGGGTTCTTCGCCCGCCTACGACCCCTCGCAGGGCCGTGGCGCAGCTACGAGCGCAAGTCCCTCAGCCGCCTTCGAGGCGCTTCTCAAGTCGAAACTTACTAGATAAGGAACGTTGAAACATGGCTCAGTTGAACGAGCTTGCTCCCAACACAACCGATAACCACCAGGGCCGGTTGGCCTACACCCCCTCGGAACTACTCCCCCCGACAGTAGTCGGACCGATCTTTGATCAGGCGCAGGAACACTCACTGGTCCTACAGCTGGGCGAGCAGATTCCGGTGTCGTACGGGGAGACCGTAATCCCCACCACCACTAAGCGTCCCGCTGTTGGTCAGGTCGGTACGGGTACTTCCAACGCACAGCGAGAAGGTGGCACTAAGCCGCTCTCGGGTACCGCGTGGGACACTCGCGCATTCAGTCCGATCAAGCTGGCGACCATCGTCACCGTATCGGAAGAGTTCGCGCAGAAGAACCCTGCGGGTCTCTACACCCAGCTTCAGGGTGATCTCGCATACGCGATCGGTCGCGGTGTCGATCTCGCGGTGTTGCACGGTAAAGACGCTCTGCGGGGTACCGCCCTCCAGGGTATCGACACCGACAACGTCATCGCGAACACCACCAACTACAAGAACCTGACCGCAGGCAACATCATGGAGGGACTGCTCGACGGTTACGACCTGGTGAACGCTGACTCGAAGTTCAACTTCGACGGCTGGGCGGTTGATCCCCGGTTCCGCTCCACCCTGGCTCGCGCTTCGGTGTTCCGGGATGCGAACGGCAATATCGACCCGTCCAGGGTCAACCTGAACGCGGGCGTCACTGACATCCTTGGCCTGCCAGCCCACTTCGGTCGCGGCGTAGGCGGCGACTTGGACGCGGCCACCGACTCGGGTATTCGCATCATAGGTGGTGACTTCTCCCAGCTCCGTTGGGGATTCGCGGACCAGATCCGTGTGAAGATCAGTGACACCGCTTCGCTCAGTGACGGCTCTAACACCGTCTCGATGTGGCAGACCAACCAGGTCGCAATCCTGGTGGAGTGCACCTTCGGCTGGGTTCTGGGTGACAAGCAGGGCTTCGTCAAGTTCTCGAACCTCGGCACCACGACCTACACGTTGAACTTCAACGGTGCAACAGGTGGTACCGCGACCGTCAACCTGAACGGTAAGGACAGCGGCACTATCGCCTACAACGCAGCGGCTTCCGCTGTGAAGTCCGCGATCGTGGCTATCGATGACGGCATCGCCGCTGCGGACGTGACCGTTACCGGTTCGGCTGGTGTCTACACCGTCACCGTTCCGGGTCTGCTGACCGCCAACGGCGCCAGCCTGACCGGTGGCAGCCCTGCGGCTACCGCGACCGTCACCGTCGTCTGACATCTGAATAGGACGGAGGGGGCTTCTTAGGAGGCCCCCTCCTCTCTCCCTAGAAGGGGTACGAAACATGTCTTACGCAGCCCCTGCTGATGTGTCAGGACGGCTCGGTCGAGAGCTGAGCAGCGACGAAGCAACGATGGTCGCCACCCGTCTCAACGACGTCGAGTTGATCATCAAGTCTCGCATCCCAGACCTGGACGACCAGATAGACGACGACAAAATCGACGTCGAGATCGTCAAGATGATCGAGGCCAATGCAGTCGTACGCCTGGTACGAAATCCTAACGCGTACACCGGAGAAACTGACGGGAACTACTCCTATCAGATCAACTGGAAGACCGCTACGGGGGAGCTGGAAATACTCGACAACGAGTGGGCTCTACTAGGAATCTCGCAAGCGATGTTCGTCATCGCCCCGTTGATCCCGGATATCGCGTATACCTGCGAACCCGAGTTCTGGTTCCCACTATGAGTCAGCTCGACGTAATGAACTCGGACGTCGTTGTCTACCCCCAGGTTACGGAATCTAACCGTCATGGGAACACAACTACTAAGGCTTCCGATATAGGGGTACCGACACCGGCACGCATCCGGGTTGCGTCGTCTTCAGGTACGTCGTCTCGACGTGCTGAGCAGGACAACGAGGGATTCGAGTCGGAGGTCTTCTACCGAATCCGTTTTCCGCGTTCGTTCGACGCGGATCACGGGATCTTAGGCATGCAATCCCAGATCGAATGGGAAGGCAAGCGCTACGGGATCTTCGGGATACCGCAGCGGTACATGGGATCTCCACGAACCGCTCACGTCGAGTACTTGATGCAGAGGTCTTGATGTCCGTCAAACTCATCGGTGAAAAGGCTATGAACCACGTGGTGTCCCACCTCGAAGGTGTACACCACGCAGTCGGGGACGCAGCTCGCCGGGTGGAAGTCCAAGCCGAACGACGGCTTGCGATGCACCACGACACCGGAGCCGCGCACATAACTCGTACCGAGGGCGACGTTGACTGGTTCGTGAACCTGGTTGACGAAGCCGCTCTGTCTATCGAGTTCGGCCACTGGGTAGAGGGCAAGTACAAGGATGAAGACCACCCCCAGTACGTACCCGGTCTCTACATCCTCTCTACTGCATCAGGTTTGGATGCTGCGCCTAGATCAGGTCCACGTCGGAAGGGGAAGTAGTTGCCCCAGTCGATTACCGACACCGTAGTTGAGATCCTTCAGACGAAGTTTCCAGACGCTCTTGTCGATACGTGGGTTCAGAACGTCGACTATCGGCGGTTCCCGTTCTTCAACGTGCGCCGCATAGGCGGTCCGAGACACCCACGTAGGCCAAAACAACTGTCGTTCCCTGTCATCGAACTGACCCTCATCGGGAACGAAGACCTAGACAGCACCTACGACCTCTACGACGACGCGGTACTAGCACTGTACGACGCGGTCAAAAGGCAGACCCAAACAGCCCATGGGTATCTGCATTCGATGGAGGAAACCATGGGGGCAACCGAGTTCGACTCCCCATACACAGACACATGGCGTGTCCAAGGGCTAATCAAATTCGGCCTACGGCCACTTAGAAATTGAGGAAAACAATGGCTCTTGATGATGACGCCGTTATCACAGCTGCCGTAGGTTACATCTACACCAATACGGTTGGCACTGCACGACCTACGCTTGCGGAAATTGACGCCTTCGACCCGGAGACCTTCGGGGCGCAGACCCAGAAGGTAGTCGCCTCTGCGGCAACCACACTGACAGTCGGCGCACAAGCCACAGCGTCGCTACCCTCGACGTCTACCGCAGCGGCGGTCCAGACAGCTCTGGAGAGCCTAACCACGGTGGGTGTGGGTAACGTGCTAGTGGTCGGCAGCACGGACCCAGACGACACCTTGGCAGACGGTCTGAACGTCTCTTGGGTTGGCGAGAAGCTAGGGCAAACCATTGCTCTGACCGGATCATCCGCGACCGTTACCGTTGTTACAGCGGCTAACGGTTGGAAGATGACTGGGCACACATCCAGGGACGACCTACCCGAGTTTGGTAAGGACGGCGGGGATACCGAGGTTAAGGGCACCTGGCAGAACAAGGCGCTCCGCGAAACCCTTTCGGGTGACCCACGAGTCGACTTTGTTACAGCCATCCTCGAACAGTTCGACCGGGGCAACCTTGAGCTGTACTACGGCGAGGACGATACCAACGAGGACGGCGTCTTCAACGTCGATGGTGACTTTGCACCTGTTGAGCGGGCGCTGTTGATCGTGATCGTAGATGGAGACGTGTCGGTTGGCTTCCACGCGCCGAAGACGTCCATCCGTGGAGATGACTCGATCGCAATGGATACCGACAACTTCGTCGGATTCCCAGTTCGAATGACCTTCCTGAAGATGGGTGCCCGCAAGTTGTTCTCGTGGATCAGCGACAAGCTGTCCAACTCGTAGACCAACACACCCCCACATACCGGGGAGGGTTGTAACGGTTCGCACACCTTGGCGGGCCTCGAATCGCTACACCCTCCCCACCCCTCCCCGCTCTTACTGGCCCGCCTAAATACTTGAAAGGCCCGCTATGTCAAACACTTTCAATCTTTCGGACATGGTCGCAGATGCAGACCAGAAGTACGCCCCGGTAGCGATCGATCTCGGAGGCGGCGACGTTGTAATTCTCCGTAACGTGCTTCGCATCAAACCCGGACCCCGCAAGGAAGCCCTATCCCTGATCAAACAGATTCAGTCTCTTACTGAGTCGACCGATGAGGGTGCCGAGATGTCTGAAGGGGACTTGGACGCTGTCAACGAGCTGCAAGAGAAGATCCTTTGTCTAGCAGCGGATAAGCCACAACTGCTGGACGCAGCTGTCGGTGGTGACCCGATGATCATCATGGAGATCTTCAACCGGTGGATGGAGTCCACACAAGCGGGGGAAGCCTCCAGCTCGGAGAGCTAATAGACGAACACGGGCAGTGGATAGCTGCCGACTTGATGGAGTACTACACCGTCGACATCCGGGACGTGTTGGTCCCGGATTCGGGTGTGACTCCTCGTTGGCTTCTGACACTCATAGCAGGTCTGGACGAAGAGTCTAGGTATGCCGCGTCTTGCCGTGGTGGACAACACCTTCGGCGTTGGACCATGGACCGGTACCTGCGCGTGTATCAACTCGAAACTCAACGAGCAACCCAGTGGATAAACACCGCTGCCAACTCTACGAAGCGGCCTCCGTTCCCGAAGCCCTTCCCCCTGCCCAAGGCAAAGCAACAAAAGCCTGAGAAGCGCGCAGAGCCTCCAGGCTCCTTCGCGTTCATAGCGAAACAACATCTCGCGGAAGCGAAAAAGAGGAAGACGGGGGCACTTGGTGGTGAGTAGACAGTGTTCCTTCGAAAGCTGTGACCGACCGCCGAAGACACCCAAGCAACCCCTATGTAATACGCATTACCGCCAACAACTACGGGGCCAACCGCTTAGACCGTTCCGGCAGATGCGTAGTAGCGCAGAGGTCGAAGCTGAACTGGCGCAGGGACTTAGAACGTGTTGCGACTGCGATAGGCAGCTCCCCGTCTCGGAGTTCCACAGATCTGATACTCACGGAAGAGGTTTGGCGTCTACCTGCAAGACCTGCGGACTATCTAGACGGCGCCAAAACAAATACGGGATAACGACGCCAGAGTGGGAAGCACTACTCGAATCACAAGGTCACCGGTGTGCGATCTGTAAGACAGACGATCCCGGCAAGTCGAATTGGCACACCGACCATGACCACGACACCGGGGACGTCCGAGGGATTCTGTGTATGAGCTGCAATAACAAGCTCGGACATCACGAAAAGTGGTACTTGCCCAATCGTTTAGCGGTGGACGCTTACTTGAACCCGAAAGTAGAGGTGTAACCCTATGGCGGGTGCAGGGGGCCGAGAAGTCGGCAGGGTGTCAGTACGCGTTGTGCCGAACACCGATGGCTTCCGTCGCGAACTTAAGCGCCAACTTGAGGCTATAACCAAGGGCCTGGAAGCCAAGGTCAATATCGACCCGGACCTAAAGGGATTCCGGGAGAAGGTAAGAGCCGAAACCCGGAACTTGGACGACGCCAAGGTCAAGGTCGACGTCGACAAGAACAGCGAGATCCTCAAGAAGAACGGGTTCTTCACCGACGAGAAGATCAAGCTAAAGCTAGACCCCAATTTCGACTATATGTTCCGCCAGCGTCTTAAGAAGATAGGCGCTATCAAGCCCGTAGAGGTTCCGGTAGTACCGAACGTCCGAGGCTTCCGGGCGCGTCTGCGCGGGAATCTCGACATTTTGAGCAGCTCTCTTTCGGATGTCACCCAAAAGCTGGGTGACGGTATCGCGAACGCACGGCCTTTCGGTGTCTCTATCGTCGCGATTGCAGCTGCGGCGTCTCTTGCGGTCCCCGCTATCGGGCTGTTGTCCGGTGCGCTGGTGGCACTTCCGGGCGTTCTAAGCGCGATTGTCGCTCCGCTCGGTGCGGTGTTGATGGGTATGGAAGGCATCAAACAGTCACTCGTAAACTCGGGATGGGCTGTCTTCGACAAAAAGGGCAAGCTCAAGCCCGGCGAACAGTTGGCGAAGATACAAGACTCTGTCTCCAAGGTTTTTGAGACGGGCCTAACCCCAGTCTTTACAAAGCTATTGGCGATAATCCCCGCGCTTCAAGAGGGGTTCGGCGCTATCGCCCAGGGCCTGGTCGGTATGACAGACGGCTTTGTCAGCGCGCTCACGTCGGCCAAAGGCCTAGACCAGATCAAAACGATGTTCAAGAACATCGGTGACGCTCTGGGCCAAGCCAGTCCCGGCATTCGGGACTTCACCGCCGCGATGCTGACGCTAAGCACCGAGTTCTCCAAGAAGCTGCCGGGAATGGCTCAGTCGTTCAACAACTGGGCTAGCAAGGTGCTTACCTGGGTCGACAAGATTACGACCAAAGGCCCAGACGGTTTGTCCCAGTTCGACAAGGCCATGTCTGGTCTAGGCGACTCACTGAAGTCATTCGGGTCTGGCATCGGAGACCTGTTTCTCAAAGGCTTTGACTGGATCTCCAACCCGGAGAACCCAAAGAAGGTCGTATCGTTCATCAACGATCTGAAGACCGCTATCGACGGTCTGTGGCCGATCCTGGACAAGACGTTCACCCGGCTAGAGCAGTTGATGAAGACCGCTGCCCCGCTGATAAAAACTGCTGGGGCACTGTCTGAACTGACGGGCCAGAACAAGACCGGTAGCAACTTCAAGGCTCCTGGCGAAGGCTCGGATGGCGGGTCTACGGGCCAGAAGGCATGGGACGGGTTCAAGAACGGGTTTCTGCAAGCGTTCGACCCTGCGTGGCTCGGAAACAAGATCACGGAAATGTTCAATTCCGTTCCGTGGTCAAGTGTCTGGCAGGGTCTAAAGGACTCTTGGAACGCGGTTCTGGGGTTCTTCCAGGGCAGCGTGTCGTTCTTTGCAAATCTGTGGGGGTCGATTCAGTCCGCAGCCACGAGTGCATGGAATGGCATAGTCTCGGCGGTTTCGTCCGCAATCACCAACGTCGTGTCGGCAATCGTCAGCGGCGGATCGCAGATCATGGCCGAGGTCGGATCATGGCCCGGAAAGATCCAATCGTTTTTCGCAGACGCGGGGTCATGGTTGATAGCGGCTGGTCAGCAGATCGTCCAGGGCTTGATCAACGGTATCGGCTCGATGATCGGTTCGGCTGTAGCCAAAGCGAAAGAACTTGCGGGGGCGGTGAAGAACGCGGTTACCGGGTTCCTCGGTATCCATTCACCTTCCCGCGTGATGAACGAATTGGGTCAGTACACCGGTCAAGGTTTCGCTGACGGCCTGGAATCCCAGAAAGAAAAGATCACCAACGTCGCAGCGGATATCGCCAAAAGCGTCAAGGACCAGTTCGGTATCGACCTACCGGCCCTGGGGCAGAAGGGACTCGACACCGCATTCGGCTTTGGAGAAGCCAACGGAAAACAGTTGATGTCCGACTTGGGCATCGGCGGTAAGGGCCTCATCTCCCAGTTAGGTGAACAGGGGCTCCAGTTCGGGAAACAGGCTCTTGGACAGGCACTTACGCAGAACTTCTTCACGTCCAACGTAGACGACACGATCGCCGTCAAGAACAACCAGCTGAACAAGCAGGCACTAGGTGTCGTCGGCAAGAGCGGATAGGTGGTGAACATTGATCGCTGAAACCGTCGTAGAGATCGAAGGTTGCAACGGCCAATGGGCCACCATCGCCGGTCCCCAAGAGGGTGATCGGGGTATGCACCTAGCCACCGATATTCAAGGGTTCTTCGACCCGCCCGTGAAGGTTGTATACGAGGAGCCGGGGAACTACCCCGGCGCTCGTTACCTCAACCACCGAATCCTGCGTCGTGACATGACGTTCGGCGTCTGGATTCTGAATGACGCTGAGCACGGCGAGAACTCTTGGCAGTCACGGGACTCTGAGTGGCGCAAAATGTGGGACTACGACAAAGACACCTACATCCACATCACCACAGAGGATTCCGGTCGCCGGAAGCTGAAATGCCGACTGGGCGAGGCGATGGAAGTAGATCTTCGGACCGACCCTCACGGCAACACCATGAACCTCGTCAAGATGACGGTTATCGCTGGCGACCCGTTCTGGTACGGCGAAGACGCGACGTGGGAAGCCGAGTGTCAGAAGGACACGACGTTCAACCCGATCCTTATGGATCTACCGTTCCCGTGGCCGCTGGCAGAACTCCCCAAAGAGACGCTGTACATCGAGATCGCCAACGGCGATACACAACACGGCCTAAATCCCACGGACCAAACGGTCTTCCCCAAGTGGGCTGTACCCGGTTCAGAGCTTCCTCCGTCAGAGCCGTACATCCCGTTCCTTCCGTGGCTGGGTGCCCCCACGTCTCCCGCGACTATCTGGACCATCCCGGACTACTCGTTCGATGACCCGGAGTTCGCTAACCGCAGGTTGCGCCTGCCGTCGCTTATCGGTGGACTGCGTACCGCGTCGGTGCAAGTGGTCAACATCGTCGGCAAGCCGACGTCGGGAACGTGGAAGCTGACCTACAACGGTCAGTCCACCGTGAACCTATCGCGTACCGCTTCTGCTGCAACGGTTCAAGCAGCCCTGGAGGCCCTACCGGCTATAGGTGCAGGAAACGTAGTGGTAGACGGTGGACCTGCGTTCCTGGTTGGCACCCGTCCGTACACCGTGGCGTTCACGGGATCACTCGCCGGTACCCCGGTCAAGTTGATGACCGGTTCGTCTTCGTTCAGTCCGACCACGGCCTACGTCCAGGTGTACGAGTCGACCACCGGGTACACCGCAGGTGCCGAAGACTGCTTGATCGATACCGATCCTCGGGTCGAACAGGTCACCGCGCTCAACGGATCGCCTGTGTGGCAACGCATGAACGGTGTCAGGTTTAGAAACTCTATCCCACCATGGACGAAGACCGCCACATTCGAGATCACCGTGTCAGGTGCGAAGCCAGGCCAGATGGTCCAACTTCGCGTACCCCGTCCTTGGTCTCGCCCTTGGGGATTGGAATAGTAGATGTCGATCCGATCCAAAGAGGATGCTCAATTCCTGTGGGACCGGGTCATGGAGTCCCGCCGCTGGCGTGAGAAGCAACGTCTAAAGCCCGTCCTCACCCGTCTCTACGACGGTGACTTTGACCTCCGGGGTGTAGTCGCCGGGGAGCGTAAGGGCGAGTTCGAGTTTATCGACAACGACACCGGTACAGCGTCTTTGCAGCTGTCCCTAGACCACTATCTAGCCAAATGGGTAATGGACTTCCGGGGCCGCGCGAAGCGCAACGTCCACGTCACCTTCGACAAGCAAGGTGCTCGGTGGTCGGGACGCATGGAGTCCTACCGCGTTGTCCGTGAAGAGTCCGGTGACTGCTACCTAGAGATCACCTTCCTTCATGACATCGAAGAACTCAAGCACATGTACTGCTGGGCTAATCCGTTCCTGCGGCCTGAGTTCCAGTTCCCGAAGATGTGGGTGATCTTCGGACCCGCGAAGTGGTGCTTGCTGGTCACGTTGTTCGTCAACCTATTCCGGTTGGAGACGTCGTGGCTCACGCTGCCTGACAACCCACTAGATCCAACCGAGTGGATGGGCCTGTCGTTCCTACCATCGAATTGGCGGAACATTTGTTCCCCGTTGGACCTTCTGGACGATAACTCCAACCTGGCAATCGTCTTCTCCCGGTTCAAGTCGATGTTCGACGTCGCCAAACGGGTAATGGAAGACGCTCAGCTGTCGTGGGTTCCACGCCGGTACCTGAAGGGTGAAGACCCACATCCGTTCGCGCACAAGTACGGTGGCATTCTCAACGAGACCACCTTCCCGCTGCGTAACGGCTGCCTGGTCTGGGACATCGAGGATAAGTCTGGCTGGGGAACCGAAACCGCTTTCGGTGGTTCGATACTCGTCGGTCTGGTCCGCGCGATCGTCAACATCGCATCGGACGGCACAACCGAAGGTGTTGAGGTATACCACGGTGACCCGACCTACCCCGGCGAGTACTACGTGCCGTGGTTCCTCGGGACCAACCCGAAGGCACCCCACGTCGTCTACCAAGAGGGTCCGCTAACCGGTATCAAGTCCTCGGAGTTCAAGTACTACGAGGCTACCGACACGTCGTTCCTAACCGGTGGGCAGTCAATGCCTGGCGTCAACGAGGCTATCTCAGCGGTTATTCAGATGGGTGGAGACCTACTGGCAGCGCATATTTCGGCTGCCATCGAAGTTCAGCTACCGCCCATCGGTGGTGCCATCGACGCTATCGCTAATCCGATCTACTCGGACACAATCCTGGCGTTCATGGAGATCCCGACCCTACGGGCTATGGAACTCTCGCTGCCCCTTCCGGGGTTGGAGAACGCCATCACCGGGCTAGGCGACTTCCACTACTACGAGGGATGGGCAGACGGCGCGGACAAAGCGTTCACGCTCTCCGCGATCATGGCGATCCGGGCGAAGATCTGGGCAACCAGGGCTCATACGTCGCACACGCTGAAGATCTCGGACGCAGCCCCGTACTACATCGGGGCACCCGGCTACGGTCACTTCTGGCTCGGAGACCGCATCGGTACAACGGTTCTCGGTTTCCCTGACCCGTACACGATCTTTGTCGAACGTGTATCCAAGATCAGCTACTCATGGGGTGCAGACGGCCCTAAGGGTTGGGAGATCGAAGTCGGATACCGCGAACCACAAGATCCGATGCTCAAGGCGTTCGAGATGATCCGCGACATTAACTCGTCGCTCGGTGACCTTGGCGTTCTGTAACTACAACGGCTGAACCGTACCGAAACCGGTACGGTCTGGCCACGAAAGGCCCGCCATGACCTTCAAACCCGGCATTCCCTCACAGCAAGAAGCCGATCCGCACAACCCAGAAGAGCACGTTGTCTGGGCCTTGCGGAATATGCCCACGTTCGCCGGTATCGGTGCGGTAACGCACCCAGGCTTTCTACGGCAGTGGTCTAAGCATCTGTGGGAGTGCGGGTTTAGACATAGGGACTACTTGGAAGGGCTGGCTGACGAGAACGGCAACATCCACGTCAGCCAGCTCCCCGAGCAGACGATAGAACTACAAGGCGCGTTCCGTGGCCCTAGCCACATCTACAACAACGCTGCCCGGTGGGTCCCGGTTGGTACGGCTACCCCACCACCTGTCGTACTCCCCGACACACGCGAAATGACCATCCAAGAGAGCGACGTCATGCTGCGCCAGTTCGAGAGAGACGGACGACTTCCGGGGCCTCTACCCCGCAGAGATGTTGCACAAGAACTTAATCGAGAGGAGCCAGGAGATGGCTGAGAACGACCCTATGGACACGGGCGGTCTGGTCGTAGATGACGACGACACGTTCGAGGAGATCGTCAAGAAGGCAACCGAACCCGTCGTGGTTCGCGCCGGTCTGTTCGCCGTCGCCAACCTGATCGCTGTCATCGTCGGTAAGCAGGTTCTAGACCAGGTCGCGATCGAAGCCATCATGGCTGTGTACGGCGTGGTCGGCCCGATCATCCTCGGCCTGTGGATTCGTAGACACGTCACTCCGAAGTGAATATCACTCCGTTCAACCCGGACGATTGGATGGACGTCGTTGCCCTGTTTGGCCTTAGCCTCTCTGGACTACTGGCGGCGGTACTGCCGGTGTGGCTAAACCTGCGCAAGCAGAACCGAGACCTGAAGACCATCAAACACGAAGTCAAGAACGACCACGGTACCAACCTCCGAGCGGACATAGACCGCCTCACAAAGGCGGTAGAGACCGGGTTCTCGAACATGGAGCGGGACATCTCTGATCTTCGCAAGGACGTTCAGCAAGAACGTGAAGACAGGATCGAAGGTGACCGCCTTCGACTGATTAGGGGGCACCGATGACAACCCCGCATCAGCCCGCCCCCGATGGAGCCTACGTAGTCGGCGGTAATAACGCCAACGGCGAGGGGTTCAACTTCGGTCAGGACATGACCGAGACGGTAGCCAAATCGCTATACATGCCGGTGGTTTCGTTCATCGACCAGCTGGGAGCCCTCGCAGCCAACCTGCTCAGGATGCCCCTGGACGTGCTCAAGCAGTTCATGCCCGCCATCCCCGGCGCGACCGCTGCGATGTTCAAAGACGTCTCTACAGCGGTACAAACAATCATCAACTGGTTCACAGGTCTCGGAAAACTGTTGTTGGTCGGAGACTTCCTCGGGTTCCTTCGTCAGGTAACCGGTGGATTATCAGACGATTTCGGTGAACTCGTTCAAGAGTTCATCAACATGCTTAACCCGTTGAATTCGATCCCGTACATCCTGTCGATTCTGAATCAGATCCTCGACATCATCAGCGGAGCGTTCACCGCCCCTATCAACGGTGCGCTAGCGATGTTGCAAGACTGGTTCAACGCGCTAACCGGTAAGACACAAGCACTTACGGTGGACGGAGAACTAGACGGCGGGAACATCGTCGGAATTATCGCTTCGTCTGTCGTTGAGGGTTTGGACGACCTCGGTGACACATTAGTCGGTATCGGCAACGATCTCGTCGCCACCGGCCGGGCGATCACGAACGGTTGGTTCGGTGGGTCGTCCGCTACGGGCACGCCTGCCGAAGTCCAGTCCACGATCGAGACGATCAAGCAAGCTGTCATCAACGGCTACACCGTGGACACCATCACGTCTTCGCAGTCGTACGCCAAACCCTCCACCACCATAAGCGAACTCGTTGTTATCGGAATCGGTGCAGGCGACAACGGAGCCGGTGGTTCCAGCGGCACCACCACTACCGGTGGAAAGGGTGGCGCAGGTGGTGTGAACGGCGGATACCTAGCGCTCAAGCTAGATCCAGATTCAATTACCTGGCCGGTTGACGTAACGATCGGGACTAACGCACAACACACCTCGTTCGGTTCGTATTTAAGTACGACGCGGGGCGCGGGTGGTATCCAAGGAGACTTCGGGTACCAACAAACGTCTTCCACCCCCGGCAGCGGGGGTGGCGGGGGTAAGGGCGGGTTCAAGGCTGGCACATCAGCCAGCTATGGAACATACGGTGCAACAGGGTCTTCGTCTGCTGCCGCCATGGGCGGGGTGGGCGGATCTCCCAGCGCACTACCGGCTGGCACGGGTACGGCTGGAGGCGCGGTCTCAGCTGGTGCTGAGATCAAATGCGGCGGCGGCGGTGCCGGGGGCGGTGGGGGTGGTAATCCCACGGGCACCTTGGCCCAAGCTGTCGGCGGTAACGGTGCCAACGGTGGATACCCCGGAGGTGGCGGTGGAGGCGGTGGTGGCGGGGCTGGTTTCAGCACCGGTAGCCACGGCGGTGGCGGATGGGGTGGTAACGGCGCTACAGGCGTCCTGTGGGTGTTTTGGAAGGCGTGAGAATGCATACAGCTGAACTGATCTCAGAGTTCCTACCGCACTTCTGTCCTAAGACTAACCACTACCGATGCACCGATGGTGAAACCACGTGGTACCTCCTGATCACCGTGGCGTCCGCTGAATCACTCGGGAACCTACTCGGTATCCCGGTGAACATGCTTCACCTCCCGAAGACGGTCGACGTCTTCTTGGCCGACGAGAACGCGGTCGTTCTTGACGCCGACTTTGACCCGGCCAACGGTCTAACACCGTTGTGTCGCATCGAAGATTGCACATCACACGAACAAGCACTATCCCTGATGGGATACCAGTAGTACACGAAAAGCCCCCAGGTACGCGCCTTTTGGGTGTGGCCTGGGGGTGTTTTTGTATGTAACGAAAAAAGGAAAAACATTGAGGACGATCTGCACGACTGCCCAAGAGCTTCTAAAACCTAAGTGGGAGAGCGCTATATCGGGAAAGTACGTAGTCTCGGAAGGACCGTGCTGGCAGTGGACAGGCCGGGTGGACCGACACGGATACGGCATGGTTAAAGTACGGGCGGGTGATCGGCAGCGGTACACAGGAGCGCATAGGGCGTCCTGGATAGTAGCTAACGGTCCAATCCCTGAAGGTATGACTATCGACCATCTTTGCCGAAACAAGCTGTGCGTAAACCCAAGTCATATGGAAGTGGTGACCAACCAAGAGAACATCCTCCGAAGGGACGCGGTATGCGAAAGGGTTGGCAGGCCCCCTGTACCACTGTCGGAAAGAAAAGGGTGCGGTAGACATGGTAAGGACGACGGAAGATTCGCCACCAGAAAAGACGGGTACGTGGCTTGGACTTGCCGGATCTGTGGTAGAGAGCGCCTAGCCGCCTTCCAAACCCGTCGCGCGTCTACTTATAGATAGTGATACCCCCAGTGCCGAAACACCGGGGGTACCTACCATGGGGGGGGTGCGCCGTGAGGCGGCGCAGGGTCAGGATACCACACAGGTGGGGTCATTGGCGTCACCCTCGGTGTGCTGTTCCGCTTTCACCTCACCGTCTACGGTGATTCGGCACCACGCCTGGGTATCCCGGCCCTCTCCTGAATTGGCCCAGGTGTACAACGGCTTAGGGCTCTGTGGAACGTTGTCGCCTTTGAGTTCAACTCGGGTTTGTCCGGGCTGGAACTGGATACCGTTCTGAAAGTTGTCATCGTACGAGGCGAACGAATAGTCACCCCCGACCTCGAATACAACTACCCCCCGTTTCACCGGAGCTTCTGTAGGCGTCTCGTGGTTGGTACTACATGCCGTCAGCGCTAGCAGCAACACTGGCACTAGCTTCCTCATCATTCTCCTTTCAAAGCCATACGTTCCAGTATGTCGTCGGGTATATGCAGGTGTAGTTTCTGCCCACCTGTCATTGTGGCGGCTAGTGTGATACCTGATTTCAACAGGAGTTCTCGTCGGAATTGCGGGTCGTCGTCCGACTCCCACATCTCCCGGTATGTCCGGGGCAATTCCCGGTATTCCCACCGGGACTCAGACGTCGGAAGCTTTTCCAGTGAGGCTATACGAGAATCCAGGGCTGCCAATTGGGCTGTGAGCGACGAACGCATAGTGGCTGATGTCATTGTGCCCAAGAGGGCTGTTAGTTCTTCTGTGGCCCGTATAGCCTCGTCTAATTCGATTTGGTGGTTTTCAGCCGGTACGAAGTACCTTTCCAGGACGTTTTTGTCCCCCACCTCACGCATAAGGTTTTCTTCCAGGTACTCATCCAACATATCGGCCTTGATTCCGGGGGTTCGGTGGTTCCGGCAGTAGTAGCTTCTGTATAGCCCCTTACCGTAATTGCGGGTGTAGCTCCGGTAGTACAAAGGCTTGTCACATATGTAACACACAACCACCCCGAGAAGTGGCGATGTGTTTTTCACTCGATTCGATGTCTCGGGTAGTTTCCACTGGGCTAGCACGGCTTGCAGCCGATCCCACTCAGAAGGAGTAAGCAAGGCTTCGCAGTTGGATATAGGTACACCCGATGAATCTCGCACCGTCTTACCGCGATCGGTGGAGTGGCCTTTAAGGTACTTATGCTGAAGAATCCGCCACAACGTCTGCGATGTCCATTTCTTCCCACCAGGGCTGGGAACCCCTTGGTCGTTCAGACGTTCAGCAACGGTGTGTACGGCAGTACCGTCTAACACCTCGTCTATTGCACGGCGAAGTACTGGTGCGGTTTCGGTATTCAGAGACAACACCCACCCGCCCTCCGGTAACTTCTCTGGGATGAGCCAGTATGGCACCGGTCCCCCGGTCCATCGACCGGATTCCAGCAGTTTCTTACGGGACGCCTTGGTCCGTTCTCGGATAGCTTCTAACTCGCCTTCCGCGACCCCGGCGATAACGTTGGCCACCAACCGGCCAACCCACGTCGATAGGTCGATGTTGTCTGATACGCACACGAGCGTCTTCTCGTGCTCCAGCATCCACCCGAACACCTTGTTGAGCGGGATGGCCCGACGCCCTATCCGGTCCAGCTTCCAGGCCACCAGGACGTCCCAGTCGCCGCGTTTGTCCTCTTTGAACCACGGACCTAACTGCGGGGCCTCGAACGGGTCCACAGACCCGGAGACGTCGATGTCCTCAGCCCACCCCACGATGGTGTGGTCGTTCATCTCCGACCACTTTTTGATCAGCTCACGTTGCCGTTCGACAGAGGTAGATTCCTCTGTCAACCTGGACAA